ATGGAAGGCAACAAACAAAGCGCGCTGGCGCTACGGCTGCGGGCCCTGCGCCAGGCGCGGGAGTGGACCCTCAAGCAGGCGGCCGCGGCCACCGGCGTGTCCGCCTCCACCCTGTCCAAGATCGAGAACGGCCTGCTGTCGCCCACCTATGACAACCTGATCAAGATCGCGGCCGGCCTGGAACTGGACGTGGCCGAGCTGTTCACCGCGCCCGACGCCCACATGGGCACCGGCCGGCGCAGCCTCAGCCGCCAGGGCGAGGGCCGCCAGTACGAAACCCCGTACTACGACCATCGCCTGCTCTGCACGGCGCTGTCGCACAAGCGCATGATGCCGTTCCACACCCGCGTCAAGGCCCGCGCCTTCGAGGAATTCCACGACTGGAGCCGCCACCAGGGCGAGGAATTCGTCTATGTCCTGGAAGGCGAGGTCGAGCTCTACACCGAGTTCTACGAGCCGGCCCGCCTGAAGGCCGGCGAGAGCTTCTACATTGACAGCCGCATGGGCCACCGGGTGATCAGCCTGAGCAAGAAAGATGCGGTCGTGTTGTGGGTCTCCACGCACGCGGACATAGGGGAAGAAGTGGACGCCAACCCGGCCGCCGGCCGCCCGCCGCCCAAACCGTCCGCAACAAGGTAAAATGCGGCGCCCGGACCGGTTCCGGGGTCGCGCGGCAGTAGCTCAGCTGGATAGAGCACGGGCCTTCTAAGCCTGAGGTCGGGGGTTCGAGCCCCTCCTGCCGCGCCAGAATCACCAGACAAATCAATGGCTTGTGAGTGATCTGAAATTGCTAACATAGCAAGCGTTAGAACAGAATCGCCAGCGTTAGAATTTTACTCAGTCGCAGAGGCCCGTTTTACGCGTCGTCGGTCATAGTGCCGGTGTGTAGTCGCCGGGTTTGCATGCGCGGCAAAATCGTATGCGTCTACGTCGCGTTTTTGCAGCTTCGAAGTAATCGCTGCGGGCCGTATGTCCTGGAGATTGAAGTACATAGGATGGGCCGTGAGGTTCTTCTCGCTAACAGTCTGATCGTAGGTTTGAATCCAGGCGAGCATGGCATCCTTCCAGGTCGAAGCCCATCCCCACCGCGTATAGGAATCGCTGCGCTTGGTTGGTGCGAACAGGTACGGGCTGTCTTGGTCCTGACGCGCGAGAGAGCGGGCCACGACACAGCGCAACCGTGTAGACCAAAGCCGCTCCTTTTCGGTGATGACTTCGCCCTTCCTACGCTTCGTCGCAATGACGCGCACTGCATCCTTCTGAATCCCAGTTTTCAAGAATGGCCGGGCTTCGGACGAACGAAAGCCCGTGAGATAAGTGAACATGGCAGCGCATCCCATCGTGCGGTAGTTTTGCCGTTGCTTCAGGCTCCATAGGTAGAAGCGCAGGATCAATCTGCGCGGCACTACCTTCCCTTCCGCGGTTCCCCTGTTTTTCATCATGTTCGTGAACGGATTGGCGGCGAGCAGGCCCCACCGGACCCCGTAATGGCAGATGACGGAAAACTGGCTGATTTCCTTGTTGGCCTTGATGGGGGCGCCTCCCTCGGCGCGGTCCTCCAAATACTGATAGCCGTGTTGGGTCGTTAAGTGCGCCGGCGCCATTTTTCCGAAGAACTTGGTGAGGTTCTCATACATGGATTTTCGAATCCTGCGGCCATCTTTCGACTGGTCTGCGTAGTACTCGGGGTCTACCTGAAGTTCGAAGCGTTCGATCATGTCGGCGACCGAACCCGCAACCACTACGCCTTGCTGTATCTCAATGGCTGAGCGGGTCGCCCTCCGCTCAGCGGCAAAGCGTGCTTCCCGGTCCCCAAGACCACAAGACGCCAACGTTTGGGATCGGCCGTCCAGGTGCTTGTAGATCCAGCTAATGCGCTGCTTGCCGACGCGCTTGTACAGCCTTGGTACTGAGGTCTTTTCCCACGCGGGCGAACGCTTCTCGGTTTGGCGCGCCGGCGAGGCCGGCTTTTTGCGGGCCATCTATTACTCCAAGTTTCTTATCTCGATATGCCCGCAGCACTCGCGGGACGCCATTTTTGTCGATGACGTAGCGCCAGCCGTGTCGAATGAGCCAGCGCGCCATCATCGCTCGTTGATTCGGCTTGCACCCGACCAGCGCGGCCAAGTCTGACGCCGATAGATATTCGTCCATCCGGGTCTCCAAAAGCGGAGCCCGCTCTAGGCGGGTCTCCAGCCATTCTTCGTGGTGTCCAGCAAGCGCTGGATTGTGTCGGTCATTTCGCTGCTTCTTCGGCCGCCTTGAGCATCCACCGCCATCGCCAGATAGACAGCGGGTCCTCATCGCGGTCACACTCGCCGGGGCGGGCAATATGGACCTGGCTTTCGAGATCCATTTCCATCGAGCCGCCCCGTCCGTGGCGAAACAGCGTGGCGCCGTTCGCGTTCTTGGCGTGCGCGAGCATTTCGCCCGCCGTGGCGTTGGCGGCCGGTTCGAAGGCGATTTCGTACCAATCGCCCTCCCAGCACCCCGCACGGCCGAAGCCTTGCGGGAAAACGAGATCCGGAGGCACCTCTTCCAGCAATTGGATAAGTCGTTTCAGATCCATATATGATTCGTTAATGATGCACAAACCTCGTCTGTGCGCGTTTTATGAGTCATCCGTATACGGCGCCGCCGTCGGTGTGGGAGTTTCCGGTTTCCGGATCGGCTGGAACTGGCGCCGGGCAAGGGTTGCCGGCCGATGATGGCGAAGAAATTGCCGGTTTGTCTGCCGGTTGCGCGGACAGACCGGCGTACCCGTCGTTGACTGGGCAACCCTTGCTGCCACAAGACGAGATCACCTTCAGTTCGCAGGCCCGGCATTCCACCTCGGGCAAGTTTCTGGCGTGTTCCAGGTTGCAGTCGCGCACCGCCTCGCTGGCCTGGGGCGCGGCACAAAGCGCCATAACAGCCGCGACCCCATCGCGCATGCGGTAGGTCTGATGGCACGCGGAGCGCTCGAAAGCCTCCACTGCTGCATCCAGCGTCACAGCGCTGACCTGGGGCGCGGCAAGCAGCGCCGCTATGAGGTCTCCGGCTGGCGTGTCGCTGTGCGCGACCCAATCCCCTCCAGTCGGCGGCGTGATGCGGTAGCCGTGCCCGTCCACCACCTTGACGCGGTAGCCTGTAGGCATGCGCACCTCCCCGGCTACAGGGCCTAGGGCGCCGCCCTTAGATTCAGTGCTGGCGCGGCTTTCCGGCCGATTCGGGACCGATTGGGCGCCATCGTCCCAGGCCACTACCGGGCCGCCCAAGTGATCGCCGGGGACTCGCGTTTTCCCATCCCCGGCTACAGGGGCGCTTGCCGGGGTATACCCGTCCACGCCGTGAGTGCCGATGATGGCAAGCATGTGCCGGCCTTTAGGCAGCGCGGCCAATTGCTCGTCGGTGAGGTCGGTGCCCACGTCCATATAGCCGCCCGCGCCCAGGTCGAGATACGCCACGGCCTGCCGCCCATCCGTTACAGCGGACGCGTCCAGGAACGGAGCCTTGTAGCCCGCGCCGCGTAGCAGGTTTTGCACCTGCACGGGTATGGCGCGGAACTGATGCGCGCAGCTCGGGCAGATTACGGCGGTATTGTCCGGCCGTACACCGTTGGCGCGGTCGCATTCGTCGTTTGCGCACAGCACGCCATCAGCTTTGGCCGCTTGGCACACGTCGGTCTGGCATGCCTGGGACACTACAGGGGCGCTTGCCAGGGCGGCGCGGGCAGCTTCCCACGCGGCAGGTAGCGCCTTGTGATAGTAGTCATAGTCGGTCCCGTGCCCGCTCTCATGAAGGGCGCGCAAGCGCAGCCGCATATCCTCCAGGTGCACCAGCTTTTGCAGCGCCGCCCGCTCATCGGCTACAGGGGCGCGCACCTGAGACATGATGCAGGCGCGCCAGCCGTTGGTGAAGTGGGTCAGGTCGCTGGCGCAGGCCGGATTGTCGGCGTCGGCGCCGTAGGTCAGTTCGAAGCCTTCGCGGATATCAGATACCGGGGCGCGCAGCTGGTACAGGAGGGCGGATTCGAGCAGCGCCTGGATATGGTCGCGCCGGGGGTCGACGCCAGGCTCCATACTCACTGCCTGTGCGAAGCCAAGATAGGTCAAGATTTGGGCGGCCGCCTGGGCCGCGGTGGTGTGGTCGGTCATTGGGGTCCAGTTTTCGGAGCGCTAACATTCGGCCCATACTCATTTCGAGGAGCTCGGCATGCTTCAGGTGTTTTGGTTGGCAGGCGCGGCATTCGCAGGCGTGATGGGAGGGGTCATCATTACGTCGGTCGATGCAGATGCGAAGTGGTGGGAAGCGTTTTCGGCTATCGGAGCAATCATTGCCGCGGTGGGCACAGTTGGAACACTCGCCTATCAGGCGGTGCAGAGCGCGCGAGTCCAAGCACTGCTAAGAACTCAAGCCATGCAGCAAGAATTCGTTGAAGCAGAGCAGCTGGAGCAGTGGATCCGCGACCTCGTGTACGTGTCTCGCGATATGTACCGAATCATTAGGAGCCCAGATACCCACTCTCTGTCGGACGCCATTGCTGCACGAGAGAAGTTTGAGCGAACACACGAGGGGTTCAAAAATGGAAAGGTTCGGATTTCCTCCAAGATGGGGCAGAAGCTCGCATCTCTGATAGACGGCTCCTACCGGTTCGGGCTGGAGCTAGCGAGTTCGTTGGCGGGGCGTCCGTTTTTCGAGCGCGAGGAGAAGTTCTTCTCGGGCCTATCGGGCCTGTACGATGAATGGAGCAATAAACTCTTGGAAATTGAGTTGCCCCTGGACGCTTGGCGGCGCGAGTTGGAGTCTAGGATTGCGAACGAATAGTCACGCTGCGTTGGCCTCGAATCACGCGCGATATGTGGTCGGCTATGGTTATTTGCTGTTTCCGGATAGGACAACTTGAATGGCGACCGGCTCGCCGACCATCTCCATTTTGTTGTGTTTCTGGAGGGCGATTTGCAGGCTTTGCTTGGCCTCGCGGATTACCTGCTCGCGCAGGCTGGCGAACGTCGCGCTCTCGTTCCAGGCGCCGACATGCACCTCGACCTTCAGCGTGACCAGAACCGATGCGGATGTTGGCATTGTCATGCCTCACCCCCTTTGCCCTGCTGGGTGGCGATGGCGGCGTCCGCGCGCTTGAGGGCGGCCTGCGCGTCGCGCACGTATGCCGGGTCAAACCCGCCGGCGAGGTGGATCACCGCCTGGCATGCGTGCAGCTCGCGCCGCGCCTCGATCAGCGCGCCAAGCAGCTCCTGCGCATCGTCAGCAGCAGGGGCGGGCGTCAAGAGAGCAAGGAATTCACGCTCGGCCAACAGGCCGCCTACGGCGTCGCTCAGCAGGAACCGTTCGAACTCGGTGGGTGTATGGCACCCTTCATCGAGGCGCAGCTCATAGCCATCCAGATACTCGTCGATGGCTGCGTCGATTGCCTTCCAATCCCGGCCCGGCGGTGCCGTGGTGCTGGAAGCGTCGGGGGCGGCTTCCACGGCCAGGCCGTCGTGACGGATCACGCCGGATACCTTGTGCCCCTGTTCCATCCATTGCTTGACCACGGAGACGGAATCGGTGAAGAGGGCGGGGAATGATCCTTCGCGATACCAGCCGAGGAGCTGTAACGCTTTGGTGTTGGTGGTGTCGCTCATGCGTTGGCTTCCTCTTTCGGGATGTCGATAGGGGTCTGTGCATCGGGGGCGGCCTGCTGTGCGTCCTTGGCGGCTTTTTCGGCGCGCTTTGCCCGGATGGATTCGACCGCGCCGTGGGCCTGGAAGAGGTCCAGCAGATCGTTGGTGTTTACAGTGATGGTTCCTTCGGCGACGCGCCCTTCCAGGGTGTCCAGGAGGATGACGCGCTGCTTAGCGGTCAAGCCGCCCATGAACTTGTCCACGCTGCTGATGAGCGGGGAGACGACTTTGCGGGGCAGGGCGCGGCCGTGGATGGCGCTCGGCGTGATCTTCGACTTGCCTGCGGCCCTGACCTTGTCCAGTTGCGCTTGAAGGAACGGGCCGGCGGCTTCGCCATGCTTGGCGATTGCGTCGATGGCTGTGGACGCCTTGACCGCGCCGGACCGGACCAGGGCATGCACGTCGCTGTTGGCGTGCGCCAAGGTGAGCATCTTGCCTACCCACTGCGGCGAGACATGATCCAGGCGGGCGATGCGTTCGTTATCCCACTTGAAACTTGCCAGCTTGGCGTAGCCGATAGCGACTTCCAGCGGGCGGAGGTGCCGGCCCTTGGCGCTGCTGATGATTCGGGCGGTGCGGTCTGCGTCGTTGCCGACGAATGCCACAACGTCGATCCAGACAATACCGTCCTCGTCCTGAAGCGGCGCGCCGGCCGCGATTGCTCGGCCGATCTGTTCGTGACGACGGTGGCCGTCAACGATCCACACGCCTGCGCCTGGCCGGGGGCGGACCTCCAGCGGCGGAACTTGGCCGCCGGCCATGATGTGCTCGAACAGCGCCTTGTCGTCCGCCTCAGCGGCCTCGCGTTCCTCGCCTTCCAGCAAGTCGATAGGGGTACGCAGGTTGAAGTCGGGTTCGACGTACAGGTCCTCGTAGCGGACCTGCATTGCGTGGGCGCGCTTGATTTCCTTGGCCAGGATCTTCTGGCGGAAAGACACGGGGGCGGTGGATACGGTCATGCGTGGGCCTCGGCCGGTTGGGGGTTCTGTTTCACACCAGGTTTGGGCAGGAGTGCACGGCGGGCGCTGATCGGCTTCGGCTCTTCGGTCAGCGCCCAATCAGGCGGGGTGGTCCTGGGGTTGGTATCAGGGACGAAGGGCATTACGACCCCCATAAAGTCCTGACTGTGGTAAGACGAGGGGAACACGAGCGCGCCGCCAGGGCCGTTGTGCCGCACCTCGATGCTGCTTGCGTGGAGCTTGAGGCTCCCATACATGTCGTGGGCGGCCTTTTCGAAGTCTGCGAGGTATTGGGGTCTGATATTCGCGGCCTCGCCGGATGTGGTTTTGGGAACGACGGAACGCCAGTTGGGAAATATGCCCTCCACCGACCGGAACGCGACCTCCATGTCCCACTTCAAGAGGGGAACGAGCCATTTCCCCTGATCAACTTGCGTGAGGGAAATTGTGGGGACTCCTTTGAGGGACCCAGCCACAATGCGCTGCGCGACTTCTCCAGGGATGATCAGGGTTTCGGCCTGGCGCACGTCGTTCGGAACTTCCTTTCGCAGCACGAGTAGGCGGTGGCCATCGGTCGCTGCCAGGATGGTTTCGGTGGGCGTGGCTTCGACATAGACGCCGTTGAGGTAATAGCGAATGTCGTTCTTCGCCCTGATGCGGCAGGCGGCTTTGAGGGCGGCGTGGTCGAATTGAATGACGGGTTGGATCATGCTGACACCTTTTGGAGGTTGGGATACGATGCCCGATCGACAATTGCGCTTGCACAATGTGGGGAGCAATATGAGCTTGTGGGTGGATTTGCAGACGGTCGGCGCGGCGTGGGCTTCCGCGGTGGCGACCGCCGCCGCTACCGGCACGGCCTTATGGTTAGCGCTGTCCGAACGTCGGCAGCGACTAATCGAGAGGGACCGCGCAGTAAAACTGATCGCTTCTGGTGTTGCTGTCTATCTGGAGGAGATACGTCTCGAGTTGATAACGGCTCTCGCCTCGATCGAGAAAGGCCTTAGCATGGGGAATCCCGCGCTGCTCGCGGAATTCTTGAGCACGGTTGCCGATCATGTGAGGACGCTCAACACCGCGGTGTTGGCGGGGCAAGAGCTCAATGTGCTTGCGGCGCTGCCAGAGAATGCCGGCGAGAAGATCTACACAGCACTTTCATGCATACGATCAGTACAGGATGGCCTTTCCCGCCGTCTGGATATCGTTACTGGCGGAAATCCGGAGGCTGGCGTGATGGTCGAGCATTGGAGGAACCAGTTGAGTTGGGCGCGTGGACTTGTAGAAGAGGGCCAAGCGGTATGTGCTCGGTACGGAACTCTTCGTGTCGTTCAGATCAAGGGATAGTCCTTGACCGCCGCGCCCACATATTTCTAATGGTCTGCGGCGACACGCCGTAGCACTCGGCCAGCTCGTAGGTGCTGAGTCGGCCTCGGACTGATCGGATAAATTCGATCTCCTCGGGCTTGATTGCCTCGGCCTTCGCGCCGACCCAGCGAAGACGGCGCCGCGGCAGGGGAATGGGTGGCATCCACCCGGCGCGGTCGCGCAAGATGAACTCGATGCCGTTCATAGGGCGAAGCGGAGCAGCCAGCCCAGGAACTGCGGGCCGAAGAGGAAGAACGCGGCGAAGGCTAGGGCGCCGGGCCATGCCCACCACGGGATATCTGCGTCCTTGCTCCAGTTGCCGCGGCCGGCGTGGTCGCGTGGGGCGATCAGGTCGCCCAGCCTGCGGCTGGCCTTTGTGATGACTTGCAAGGGGCGGATGCGCACCGGGGGCGCGCCTGCGCTGATGGTGTTCATGTGGGGCTCCAGGAATCTGCCGCAGTCACTTGGCCGCGGTGGTGTATTTGATCGGGCGGCGTACCGACGTACGAGACATGCCCTGCATCATCGCGGCCGCGGCCGCGAGATCCTCTTCGGAATATTTGTGCGGGCCGTCGCTTTCTTCAGGCACGCCGCTGAAGATGTCATTGCGGCTGATGAATGCGAGGTACGCGAGGTCCAAGGCCTTCTTCAGGTCCCGGCTGAATGCACGGTAATGAAGTTCGATCTCCAGGAACTGGGCCTTTGTGACTTTGAGCCAAACGTTTTTTTTCCCGCGGTACTGGCGCGTGATGAACGAATTGGATTTGAGAACCATGCCGGCGACCTGGACGAGGAGCCGGCGGTCCTGAGCCGTTTTGATCGGAAAGCACATCCAGTCTGGGGCGTGGTCGTCTTCGTCAAGATCGGCAAGAGTCATTCCATGCTTTTTGAGCATGGATTCCAGAAAGCGCTGCGCGTTGTCCTTTTCGCCACCTTCTCCGCGGCGGGCCAGCGCCAGCAGCTTGAGCATCCGCTGGCGTGCTTTGTCATTGGTCATGTCGATTCCAGGGGTCTGCCGCGGCATGGCGGCGGGTGAAGTGATCGCCGATGGGGACCAGGGCCACCGCCACCAGGGCGAGCAGCGCCAGGCCCCACCAGATGGCGGGGATAGTGGAGGCCATGGGAATTTGCGCGGGGTGCGCGGTGGTTTGGATACCGATTACGTTATCCGGCGTCAGGTGACTTCTGACCGCTCCTGGCCTTTTCCGCGGCTTGTCAGGCGCTGCTATGTAGGCGCGGAGCCAATGTCTTTATCTCTCGTCTGGCGGCGAGTCGCAGGCGCCACGGGTTGGTTGCCGTGGCGGGGTCTGCATTGGTCCTGCGGCTTCGGGGAGCGGGCCGGTAGCCCGGTGTAGTTCCTGAAAGTCACTTTCAGCGCCGGTGACGTTGCGGCGCCGGCCCGCTTTCCGAAGCCGGCCCAGGTCGGGGCAGGCGTGCTGCTACTTGCTGATCGAACGGCCCAAGTTGAAAACGTCGATTAGTTCTTCAATGAGACGAGTGATTGCGTTTAGCATCAGGCTTTCCTTTTTTTCAGACCGCTATGACACAGGTGATGGACGAAATTAAAGACAAACTCGGTGTGCCCATCTGGGCGACGATTTACGCGTTCGCACTGAGTGGCCTCTATTCTTTTGCGTTTTGGAGACCATTCGGTCTTCAACCGTTTACCTTTTACGCAGTCCAGGACGTCGTTACCTTCGGGTTGGGCAGGACTGCCTACTTGGCAGTTGCGCCTTTGATCACCGCCATTGCAGGCTGGGGGCTGTTTTATTGGGGGGTTCTAGCCAGTGCGATATGGCTGCGAGTCTTAATGGCGTGCTTGCTCGGCGGCATATTCGCAAACCAATTCATTGATGCAATTGACACCTATAAAGCTTACAGTTTTCATTTTTCGAACGAGCTTTCGATACCTGTGGTCGCTGGAGTCCTGTTCGTTGGCGCCATTGCGCTGTTCGTTAGAGCTTATTGGCATAAGCAAGCTGCTTACGCGCAGGTTCTCGCTCTCGCCGCTGTTCAGGGCGCAACGATGCTTGCAGCGGGCTACTCAGATGGCAAGCAGATTTACGAAGGCACAGATACGGTTTTCTTTTTGGAAAACAGAGGCCTGTGCGATGGCTACTCCCCTCGCGACTGGGTCCATGTTGCCACTCTGGATGAAAGGTCAATCTTTTTGAACACGATCGACAAACGAATTTGCTTCACCAACGAAACCGATTTTGTCTTGGTGTCTCGCAAGCGAAGCGAAGTTTTGTAGGAGCTTCTTATCATCCAAATGACGCGGCGTGAGTGCTTGTAGTGAACGATACGCCGGAGCTCTCGTCGCCACGCATTTCCAGGTCGTCGCCGGGTCGGTACGCGTGGCTGGCCAGGGCGGCTTCGAGGTCATCCTGGGTCAAGGACCTCGGCGCGGACAGCCGGTACAGTTTCTGATCCTTGAACCAAATAAAGAGCTCCATGGCGGCGCCGCCGTCCAGGGTTAGATGAAGTGGGCTTTGCGCCCGCCCAACGGGGCGAAGGGGATGTCGTCGTCCATCGAGGCGAGGCTGCCGCCGGCAGGCTGCGACGAGGTGGGGTTCTGGCGGGGGCGGGAATCGGTGCCGTCAGGCGCGTCAGCCGCATGGCCGCCCTGCTGAGAGGCATCGCGGCCGCCCAGCATTTGCATTTGATCGGCGATGATCTCGGTGCTGTAGCGGTCGGCCCTGGTTTCTCGGTCTTGCCACTTTCGGGTCTTGAGGCGGCCTTCGATGTAGACGGGCCGCCCTTTGCGCAAGTATTCGCCGGCGATTTCAGCCTGGCGGTTGTACATAACCACGCGGTGCCATTCCGTCTCTTCGCGGCGCTCGCCCGTGGCCTTATCCTTCCACGTGGAAGTGGTGGCGACGGACATGTTGCAGATCGCCGCGCCATCGGGTGAGTAGCGCACGTCCGGGTCGCGGCCGAGGTGGCCAATGAGGATCACTTTGTTGACTGAAGGCATGACCTACTCCAGGACGTTGCGCACCAGCGCGTGGTGGACCTCTCGAGCGAGTTCCTGCAGGCCGAGCTCGTTGCTGATCGCGTGGGCGCAGGCGATGTCTTCGATCTTGGACTCGCTGGGATGTGTGGCCGGCATGCTGTCGGCGATGCGGCGACGGATGCGCCACAGCTCGCCGACCAGGCTTTGCGTGATGTACCCGGCCTCGTTGGAAAAGCGAACGTCCGTAAAGCAAAGACGCCGGTAGCCAGCGGCCATGAGCACATTGACGCGGTCGTTTGCGCGTTCGATCCAATAGTTCTCCCCGTCCACCTGGCGCCGGTACTCCGTTCCCCACAACCGCAGAATTTCGCGGGGAGAGCGGGCGCGCCACAAGTCGAAACCCAGGCGGTTGGCGCGGTCGATGAAACGCTGATCACCGGACCGGCGAATCTGCAGGGTGTCGACGGGGCGCTCCTTCAGCAGTCGATCCGCCAGGATCGCCGGATCTATCGCGAACGCCGCGGTAACTTCATCACGCAGTGCATCTGCAAAGGCCAGCCGGGCGAAGCCACGCGTCTGGACCAGGATGTCCGCGCAGGTGTCTTTGCCGGCGCCGGCGCGGCCGACGAGGCCGACGACTGTGTATCGGGGGATGGGGGAAGGGGGCGGGGTTTGGGGCATTGATTCAATCTCGTTCCGTGGCTTGGAGGCCGCCCGGGGCGGTTGTTGAAGCGCTATCGAAGCGCCAGGTGTTGATCGAGATACGGGTATTGCGGAATCTCGGCGGTGATCGTTTGGCCGTCGGGGTTGGTCCAGGCGCACACGTACTCATTGCGCATAGGGTCCAGCAGCAGGCGGCCTGCTTTCCCGCAGGAGCGGGCCAGCAGTGTGGTGCGGTTCTTGTCGTCAGCGGCAAGTAGGCGTTGGTCCCTTGCGCCTACTGCGTTTCCGGCGGCGAAAATGATCGCGGAGGCCGGCAGCGCGACTGCCGCGGCCACGAGTGCAAGTCGTTTCATTTCGAGTCCGATGTGATATGGGCGCAATGCGCAGGGGGAATTCCGGCTTTGACCATGTCCGGCATGGGCCTGTGCGCGTCAGGCTCGCGGAAGGTGAGGGGCTTCGGGGAGCGGGCCGGAAGTGGCCCGGGAGGTCATGGGTTGAACCGCGATTGCGCCGGCGGCTGGGCGGCGCCGACCCGCTCTCCGAATGCCCCCCCCCATGCAACAGAGCACTGGGGGGCGGCGGATTAGCTGACCAGGCGGTTCTTGAAGGTGCCCATCGAGCACTGATGCACTTTGTTGTCGACCTTGTAGGTGACGGTGTGGCCCAGGCCGCGGCGCGTGATGGCGGTGACGTTCGCCGCGACGGGTTTACCGCGCGGGCTGGAGGGCTTCAGTTGATAGGTCTGGCCGGTGGTGATTTCGGGCATGGGTTCCTCTGTGGTTGTTGACGCCGACCGGGCGTCACGGGGTTGAAAACGGGTCTACCAGTGGTTCGCCTTGGCGATCACGTGGAGGATGTTGAAAAGGGCCGCGCCGAGCTGGCGCATCTGCTGCGTGAAGATTGCGAACATGGATGGGGCCTTACGAGAGGTGAAAGAGAGACGCTCAGGGCGGCGCATCCCGTCGCCGGGGCGCGCCTTTCGCACAGTGTTGGACCCCGGCCTGGCGAAATGCCTCGGGGATGCGCCGGCCTGAGCGGCCGTGGAGGGATGCCGGGTTTCCACCGGACTGCCCGCCTGGATGTCTCGGCGGTCTACCCCTCATGCCGAAGCTTCGGGCGAATCGGGTGATGGGCCGGCCGTCGCCGCGCTCCTAAGAACGAGCGCCCGAAGGCGCTTCACCATCATCGAAGCGGGCCGGGCTTGATACCGGCTCTGCCACCCCCGCATGCGTAGACGTGGCGCTCCCGCATGCTCTTGGTTGCGTGTCCTATCCACGCCGCCGCTTCGATGATGGTCCCCGTCTTTCCGGGGTGTCACATCGCTACGAGCCGACCAGCCGGGGCCGATAGGTCGCTAAGCCAACAGCATCGCGCTCGATGAAGCGCCATCGTCACAGGGTTGGCTCCCGCCGCACCTAAGCTGACTCGGTGCGGAATCCCGTGTTTACGACAGTAGGTTGTCAGCCCAGCGGGAGGATCGTGCCCAGCTCATTCCCCGCACGCGGGGCATGAGCCGGGGCTGCTAGCGATATGCGCTCATTCCAGCGGTCGATTTCACGGCGGCAAGCCTTTCCAGTGCGGCGCGCGTCAAGCCTTCGCGGAACATGTGTTCTGCGCACAGAGTCGCGGTTTCGCGGGAGCGCTCGCGCACGTCGGCGGGCAGCGTTTCGTCATCGCGTCGCGCTTCGGCTTCGGTCAGGGTTTTCCACAGTTCGGCGTAGGTCATGGTCATTTCCTCAGTGCTGGGGTTCAGTCGTCATACTGTTCGGAAGCGGCCGATTCCACGTCATCCGGGTCCATGTCGAATTCGAGACGCGCGCGACCCACGTAGAGGGCGAGCAGAGTTGCTTCGAAGCTGCCGACGGCATTGGGAAGCGATCCCGGTGTAATTTGCCTGCCGCTCAGCTTCATCGCATAGCAATGGCCGTCCTTGTCGAAATCAAGCCGGTAGTCTGCGGCGTGCTTTTCGGTTTTGCCGGTCCCGCTTCCGTAGAGGCTCCCTTTGTTCGTCTGGCGGTCCAGGTAGAGGTGCGAGAACCCGTACTGTTGCTCAAACAGCGCGTAGAACGCCTCGTGTTCCTCGACGAACAATCCGTGTCGCGCATCCTCCATCAGCTGGGACAGTTTGACCGTGGCGGGTACGTCGGGCATCACGCTATCTACAGCCTTCTTGAGCGCCGTGTTTAGTGCGGCTGCGTTCTGGCCGTGAACCGCGTCGCGCAAAGCTTCGTTCAGTACGTGCTGGAACTTCGCGACATCGGCTACTTCGATGCCGTGCGGCATCGCCGCAGCAAGTTGGTCCTTGAGGGTGGTGCGGAAAGTGCTGCGATAGCCTGTGGCGTCATCAATGGCGCTGGTGATGGCCCCAATGATGTGCTTGTCCAGGATGGGCTGGAGCTTTTCGGGTGCCAGGGCCTGGGCAACGGCGGCCTCCAGGTCGATGTTGATCTTCAGTTCCATGAGGGGCATGTCCTATAAGGGGATTGCCCCGGGAAGGCACCCGGGGCGGGTGGGTCAGGCAAAGACGGTTTGGCCGATGTAGTTGCGCACTGCGGGCTTGAGGGTCCAGCCGGTGGAGCGCTTGCGGTGCTGGTCGAAGTCGGAGGCGTTCGCTGCATGGCCGCAGCTGCGGGCCATGGCGGCGCGGCTGATGATCTCTTCGCAGTCTTCGCCTACGGCGTCGCCGTTGCTCATCAAGAAGCCTTTGACGATGCGAAGACCGCAGCAGGCGCAGCGGCGGCGGTCCTCCATCGGGGGCGAGACCTTGCGACCCGACAAGAAGTCGACGGCGCGGTCATCGAAGCGTGCAGCGCGATTCATATGGGTTCTCTGTAGTTGGCTTCGGTAAGCGCCGCACGCGGCGCTGGCCGAAACCCGCTTTTCAGCGGAATCGGTTGCCGGCATTCCAACCGGCGTGACCGTTTCTGTTCTTGGCCGTCTGCGCCTCACCCTGTTGACCGTGAACCGCGCTTTGGCGGACTGGATACGGTAGGGACACCGCGCAGAGCTGCGGCCATGCCCGCAGTTGCGATTGAGCCGGACGAACACCCCACAGGCGGGGTGAGCAACATCGGCGGCAGATTGTTAAGGAGCTGTTCTCGCCTTCCCCAGTCCGACTTAGTGGCGGTGACGTCTCCCGCTTGAGGCGATGCCCTGACTGCTGACTGCGGGTCCGTGGGGGTGTTTCTGGCGCCGCGTTTGCAGCGTTGAATGAATAATAACCATGGTTATTTAATGAGTCAATAACTATGGTTATTGATTGGGCAGGGCGGAACGCGAGGCAGCTTTCGGCTACTATCGAAGAATCGTTTTGTTACAAAAGGGAAAGAAAAATGCGGATTCTTACGGGCGGGCTATTAGCTTTGTCGCTATTGGGATGTAAACCCGCAGTGCAGGGGGATGCGAACAAAGAGCCGCCCCGCAGTCCTGTAGCATCAGCTTCAGAGGGGGCTAGCGCGCCGGCGTCCGCTGTTCCTAAGCCGGCGCAGCCCGGAGCGGCGCCTTCCTCTGACGCGAAAGGCATCGACCCGGCCGAAATTGTCGAATGCGCTCGTGAGGTGAGCACGGTCATTCGGCTTGCGTGCTACGACGCACTTGCCGTGTCGGAAGGTCTTGCGCCGAGAGCCGAAACCGTCGAGAGACCAGCGGTTGGTGCCTGGCGCGTTCGCAAAGACGTTGATCCGCTCACTGACAACCCGATCTACTTCGCGACGCTGTTTGCAGATACAGGAAAGGGTAGGTATGGAGGCCCAATCACCCTGACGGTCCGTTGCAAGAACAGTCTTACTGAACTGTATGTGGGCTGGGGCTCCTACTTGGGAAGCGACGATACGGAAGTCGTTTACCGAATAGACAAGGAAAAGCCGATTCGAGCCGACTGGTCGAATTCGACCGACAACAAAGCAACTTTTTTCCCGGGGTCTCCAGTGGCAACATTGAAGAGATTAGTTGACAGCACGTCGTTTGTTGCTAGCGTGACTCCGTACAATGAAAACCCTATAACGGCAACGTTTAATACTTCGGGCGCGAAGGAAGCGCTAGCAGACTTGCGTAGTGGCTGCGGTTGGTAGTGCGCCGATTGAGCCAGTAGGTGAGCCTACCTGTCGATTCTTTCGTGAACGCTGTATTGACGCAACAAAGCCACCCGAAGGTGGCTTGGGTCTTAGTAGGCTGGCTGTGCCCAGAGGGCCAGTGCCAGCACTGCCACCCAGATCATGATTCGCATCATGACTGGCTCCTTCTGCCTAGGAACCATCTCCTAGTAAAGGAGAAGTCATGATCAATTGCAGATAATTGGGCCGAGCAACGAGAGAGCCACTTGAAGGGACTGCTCCTAGGGCTGGGTCAGTATCCAGCTTTTGGGGTGGTCAGTTCAGGAGGTGATTTGCTGTTAGCAGGTCAATGACTGGATTCTTCAATATCCCACCCGCCCCACCCCCATGCCGAAAGCTTGAGATGGACGAAAACAGGCTTGGCTCCGACCTCGAGACCTAGTTCTGAGGTGGGCCGCGATTCACCATTACGGCTGACACCGACTAGGCGACGGCCCTCCGGCAAGAAGACTTGGAGGACTTCTCCGTCACCTATAGTCCCAATCCGCTTGCCGTCCACATAGATGCCCAGCCGATAGGCATGGAGCGGCCAGCTATCTCTTTTTATCGTGACTGAGCCTCGATCAGCGGCAGGTTCCAGCAAACTCTGATCCAGAACTTCAGCGTTTGCGGTTTTACGGCCGGTGCTTGCGTCGGGCACAGAGGCGCACGCGGTGAGTAGGGAAGCTAAGACGAGTGCGGCAATCCGCATTGAGCAACCTCTTCAAAGAATAATTTTGTCATTGCAGGAGCAGATTGCCGATTGTAAGCCAGGGCAAATCCGTGTGCGGCGAAACAAAAAAGCCACCCGGAGGTGGCGTTATTATGCGGGCGGCTTAGTAGGCCGCCGCACCCATTGCCCAAGACTCTCTGTATACTTTACGAACCGCATTCTAGAACTTTGGAGACCAGCATGAGTTGGCTTGGCAAAGAGCGGGAAGCAGAGGTTTTTGTCGAACGCCTGATTTGGCCGACAGGGCCACGATGCCCCTTTTGTTCGTCGGCGCGCTCCACCGTGTTGCAACGAGCGGATGGCAAGGTACAGCTCTATAAATGCCGAGATTGCAGAAGGAATTACACGGTCAGGCGGGGGACCGTGTTCGACCACACTCATCTCCAGCTATCGCAATGGCTCGAGGCCATGCGGGTTCTAGCTGAAAGTCCGAGCGTATCTGCGGCTGATCTGGCACAGCGAATTGGCGTTTCTCGAAGGACCGCCTATCGAGTCCTATCGTCGTTGCGTGAGGTGATAGGGAACGTCAGTAACGCGCCTCAATCGGAGGCGCACTTAAGTTTCGACGATGTCGCCTCCGCCATCAGGGCGTCATGGCAGGCTTGGTTTGTTGAGGAATGATTGGGTCAGGTATTTCTCCGGCAACCACTTTGTCGACCAAACTGGCAAAGGCATTGGTATCCATGAAGTAGTTCGGGTAGGCCCGACGCAGCGCGTTGATGTTGTCCACAGACACCAAGACCACTTGCCGAGTCGAGCCCTCTGGGATCAAGCTTTCGAGTTCCGTGTACTTTGCGTTTGCCTGTTCGGAGTGTTTGGCCTTGTAGCGCCAGACAGTAATTCTTGGAGTAGGGGTGGTGCTAGGCTCGAGCTCAAGCAAAAAGTACTTTGCGTCTTTCGAGTCTCCGACGATTTGGAGGCTGGTGTTATAGACCATCAGCATCTCTTTCACCCGCAGCTCCGTTACCAATCCGGCGATCTCCCTGACGAGAGATTTTTTATTGGTAGGTGTGCCGGGAACAGCAGGGGACTTTTCTATTGAAGCAATGGCGGAACCCATTAGGGAAAAAAACCTCAGCCATTTTTCATCTCCCTGGTTGGATTTCAAGGCCTGTTTAGTAAAAATACCGACAGCTTCGACAGCCGTAGCCCAGGCATGTTGCAATTGTGTCCTTATCTGCACCTCCACCTTCATCCCGTTATATACAGTGGTGGCCTTTGCTCCGATGTACTCGAAGACTAGATGTACGCATCGATAGCCGTCGGTTTTCGGGTTAAGGATGTAGTCCTTCTTGCCGCGTAGCTTGTGAGCAAACTTGTTGTTCGTGTACTGATCAACAAGTCGGCGGACACTGACCATTTTTTTTAAAATGGCTCGGCAGCCAGCGATATCCTGCATCTGGCTCATGCGCATAGTGGGATGCCTAGACAGCTTGGCGTGGACGGACTCCAAGCGCTTCGTGCGTTGTGCCACGACAACGTCCCGTTCTAGTTTTCTGGCCTTATTACGCAGGGTAATTTGGAAGGTATTCAGCGGGTACGCATGGGAAGAGCGCCAATTGTTCAATACCGTTAGCGCCAACAACCCTTCGTCGTCAACGACCGGAAATTCCAGATGCGCCAACATTCGGCCAGCTCGATTGAGGGATTCGGTGTCATGCTGAGGAATTGCCCAATCCATCTTCTCAGTTTCCAGTAATATTAATTATCGATCTCATTATTGGTTTAGCGATAGCTGCCTTCGCGATCTCTTGAATTAATATTAGGCAGCTTCAGCCCCGCACCCACTGCCCCGCCTCATCATCGCGCAGCCTGGCGCCCGCCCATACGACCTGGCCTAGCACGCGGACAGGGTGGCCGTTCTCCAGCGGGATATCGGGATAGGTCGGGTTGAACGAACGAGCCACCCAGCGCTTCGTCAGACGATCACGGGTTACGGTCTTCACGATCATCTTGCCGTCATAGTTGATGGCATAGACTCCGCCGGCGGCGATGTCTCGTAGCGTCAAGGTTTCGTTCGGGACGACAAGGAGGGCGGCGCCATCGCGGATGACGGGTTCCATGCTGTCGCCTTTCGCATACACAACGCGGGCCTTGCCGTTGTCCGCGCCTACGGCCTTAAGGAACGAGCGGCGGAACTGAATCATCCCCGTCTGCTCTTCGGCGTGGTTTTCGATCGGATCGCCGGCTGCCAAGCGCACGTCCGCCAGTTCGGGCACCTTCTCGAATCTGTCGTTGGCGGCAGGCGGCTCGCCCACTCCGACATTTGCGATCACACCTGTCTGCGTGCTGATACGGACCTTGCGGTCCCGCTCCGCTTGGAATGTGGTCGCGCCGCTTTCCCAGGGGGCAGGCGGCAAGCCTTCGATGCGCATGGGGAACGGATCATCCGCGGCATCCAAGTCTACGAGCGAGCCCGGGGCGTTCGGCGAGTTCGCAGGGGGCGGAGGCTTCGAAACCGTGATGCCGAGTTTCATTTGAGCGATCGCCAATGCGATCGCCCCTTCCAATGCGTTCAGCTTCTCCGGGGGCAGGGCTCGGATGGAGGCTTCAGATATCGACGCGAAGGGCCATTTCTGGGGCGGCGTATCGCGCTCCTGGACGGGGGGCGTTGCGCTGGCGCTGTCGGTTGAGTTTTCGTTGTGACCCGTTTCCAGAAAAGTCAGCGAAACACCCAGGGCCTCGGCCAACAATCTGCCGTGACGAGTATTGCCCCCGCCCTCAATTTTCTTGATAGCGACTTGCGAAATCCCCACCCGACGGGCGAGCTCAGCCTGCGAGATCTGTAGCTGCTCGCGGCGCTCCTTAACCCGAGACGCAAAAGTGGAGGGGGAATTCATGGCGGCATCCTATAACCGTGGTTGTTATGGGTCAAAGAACCATGGTTATTGACGTATCAATAACCATGGTTATAAGATGGCGTCCTATGCATACCCAGAACCCATCTCGCCCCGCAATCGAAAAGGCTATCCGCTTGGCGGGGTCTCAGGCCGCGCTCGGCCGACTAGTCGGGAAGAAGCAACCTCACATCCACAAATGGTTGAACAGCAAGAACGCACTGAAGGCCGATCACTGCGTCCTTCTTGAAGACCGGATAGGGGTTACACGCCAAGAACTCCGGCCGCTGGACTATTGGGTCGTCTGGCCAGAGCTTCAACGTCCCCAGGTCGAGGAGTCCTCCCATGCGTAGCGCTGTCATCCTTGACCGCTTCGCCAACTGGTTCTGCAGCCAGATGTGGGTTTGGGGCTGGGCCGAGAAGCGCGGGAGTCGCCTTGCTGTCCGGACGTGCCGGCTTTGTATGGCTCGTGGGGTAGGCGTGTCCATACGGTGGGCCCACCTGGTTGGCAAGCTGGATCTCAACGACGCCTTAGCTGATCACGCGGCACCATGCGAGGTTCGCCGACATGCGTAGTCAGCCAGTGTGTAGCGGCGGCGTCTTTTCGCGCCATCCAGTCTTGGCCAATTTCCAGGACCAACATGTCCTTGAGCGCTTCGCTGCGTTCATGGTCAAGCCCAGCGATAGCGCGATTCCATATCGACGCGGCCACAAGTTCGGTTTCTACAAGGATGCCGATGCCTTTGGAGTCGATCCACAAGGGATTGGATTTCGGATCCACGTCCTTTTTGATGTTCTGCACGACGGCCTGCGTCATGGAAAGGCTGTCCTTGCCAGCAGACAGCAGAACCAGAAATTGCCGTTTTTCGGAAGTAGAGGTGGCGTCGTCGTCGCCAAACGGATTCTCGGTCATGGTCGGTCCTCTCCTGTGGGGGCGAGTGTGTTGTGTGAGAGCAATCATTCTAAAGGGCCGGCCGCCAGTTTTAAGGAGAGCGCGCATGGATAGCGCACCGAAGGATTGTCAAAGACCGCGCTACTGAGCGGTGGGTGCCGGTGACCGACTGGTTTTTCAATGGAACAGCCGATGCACCCAGCGAAGCCGCGGCCGCATCGCCGAAGCAGGATGAAATGGTCCAGATCGGGCCGCTCGACGTGTAGGGCGCAATTCGTATTTCCATGCGGCGCATCGTAAAGCCGCTGATCAGCAATTAATACGTTCAGGAAGTGACCCGATGAACACCCAAGACGCCGCGTACCACACAGTCCACGACTACACCGGCGGTAGCGAATCCCTGGCCCCGCGTATCGGGATGTCGGCGGCCGTGCTGCGCAACAAGGTGAACCCCAACAACGAAACGCACCACCTTACCTTTGCCGAGGCGCAGCGCATTGTCGCGATGACCGGCGACGCGAGGATGTTGCGGGCCTGGGCGCATCAAGAAGGCTTTCTGCTTCTCAAGGCCCCGGCAGGGCGCGGCGAGACCGACATGTCCGTCCTGGAGAGCGTGGTCGAAACGGGCATGGCGCACGGCCATTTCATGCAGTCCATCTATGCGGCATTGGCTGACGGAAAGGTGGATAACGGCGAGGTCCGGGAAATTCGCCAGGCCGAGCGCACGCTGCAAACCGCCGCGGCCACCGTGACGATGCGCATGGCGGGGATGGCCGAGGAATGAAGGGCATCGCACCGAACGCCACGGAAAAGCGGTTCCATGACCTGCTTTGTAGCGTCGTGGGCTGCGCCGCCTGCCGTTTTGGGCACGGCGTCGTCACGCACCATGTGAGCGTGCATCACCAGCGGGGCCGCGTGCGGCCGATGGCGCAGTACTTCGTGTTGCCGCTGTGTGCCGGCCACCACCAGAAGGGCACGGGGGCGCGCTGGATGCTGGCGGTACATGAGGACAAGGCCTCCTTTATCGCTCGGTACGGAAGCCAGGAGCACCTCCTGAACCGGTCCGTGTTGCTCTTGCTCGCGCTGGGGCATTTCGTGCCGCCGCTGGCGCTCGAGGCCGCAGGCATTGACCCAGACGACGCCGTGCAGGCGCTGGCGATGCGGCAGCAAGCCTGGGGCGGCGTATGAATGTCCACGGATACGAGGTCCCCGACGACGCCATCGACGCGGCCTGGGAATACATGCGCGCCGGCAAGACGTTCGACTGCAGTGCGCTCGCCAAGGTGATCGGTCGCTGGTTTCCTTTCCGCAAGACCACGATGAGCAGGGAAGGGCATTCGACCGTTTGCCACGACGCCGCATACCGCCTGATGCGGGAAGCCCGTACGGACCTTGAGCTGGTACGGCGCGGCTTCCGTAATGAACACCACCACTACCGCTGGCGTACGCGCCCTGAACAGTAGGAGCCTAGATGAACGCGCTCATCATTTCCACCACCGCCATTCGCCAGGACGCGGCAGGGCGCTTTAGCCTGAACGACCTGCACCGGGCCGCCGGCGGAGAGCCGCGCCACCAGCCGGCCAACTGGCTGCGCCTGCAACACACGCAGGACATGGTTGCCGAACTGGCCGGCGGCGAGATTCCTCAGAACCGAGGAATCGAATCAAAACAAGGACTTGGCACGTTCGTTGTCCGCGAGCTGGTCTACGCCTATGCGATGTGGATTAGCCCGGCGTTCCAGCTGCGCGTGATCCGCGCCTTCGACGCGTTGCACCAGGGGGCGCCGGCAGTGCCGCAGGACTTCGCCGCCGCCTTGCGCCTGGCTGCCGACCAGCAGGACGAGATCCTGCGTCAGCGCGAGGAGCTGATCGCCCAGCGGCCCAAGGTGGAGTTTGCCGAGGCCGTACGCAGCACCGTGGACGCCATCAGCATCAGCGACATGGCGAAGCTGCTGGGCACGGGCCAGAACCGCCTGTTCCGCCAGCTGCGCGCCGACCACATCCTGCTGGAGGACAACAAGCCGTACCAAGAGTATCTGGACCGCGGCTATTTCCGTCTGATCGAAATGCCCTGGCGTGACGCGGATCAACAGGTGCACGTGTCGTTCAAGACCCTCGTCACCGGGAAGGGCCAGGTGTGGCTCCAGCGCCGTTATGGCGTGGCCGCCACCTCCATGCCTTCCCAAGCCTTGACGTGCCGCCCCAGCAGGCCGTCGCACGCCACTGCATAGGATTCCCCATGAGCACCATAGTTATGTCGGCCTGCTGGCCGTTGCAAACCAAGACACCGGCCCAGAAGGCGGTGCTGATCAGCCTGGCGGATAACGCCAACGATGAGGGCGTCTGCTGGCCGTCTGTTGCTCGGATCGCCGAGCGGACGTGCCTGTCGGAGCGCGCCGTCCAAGACGCTATCAAGTGGCTCATCAAGCACGGCGCGATTGCGGCGACTGGCCGGACTGGGCGCTCTACGGTCTACACCGTGACCCCCGCGAGATATGCACCCCCGCAGGATTTGCACCCCCGCAGCAAATGCACCCCCGCAGAAGCTGCACCCCCGCAGCAGGTGCACCCCACCCCCGCAGGATCTGCACCCCCACCCCCGCAGCATCTGCACCCCACCCCCGCAGCATCTGCACCCAGAACCGTAAAGGAACCTACAGAAGAACCGTCAGGGAACCGCCAAGCGGGCGCCGAAGCGCCCCCCAGGCCTAGCCACCTGACTGCGGAACAGGCCGCCCGGCTCAACAAGGACGAACTCTGGCAGGCGGGCAAGTCCCTGCTGAACCAGCTGGGCGGCATTCCGCTGGAGCAGTGTGGGGCGTACGTGGGCAAGCTGGTCAAGGACTACGGCGCCGACACGGTCATGGAGGCCGTGCGCCAGGCCGTGGTGGAGCGACCCGCTGAACCCCGCTCGTACCTGATGGCCACCTGCAAGTCCATCCGTGCTGGACGGCCGGCGGGCGTGGGCAACAAGAACCGGCAGGAGCAACTGGAGGAGCGCAACCGGCAGGCCGCTTTGGCCGCAGCACGCGGCGAAGGGGGGGCGGAATGATCGAGTCCGACAAGTCCGCTCTGTTCGAGCTCGTAGGCAACGTGTATTCGTTCTACGCCCGGGAAGCGTCCGTCTTTGTGTTCAACGTCTGGTGGGAGGCCGTGAAAGCGTACGACCTGGACGCGGTATCGCAGGCTTTCAGCCGGCACTGCGCCAACCCCGATTCCGGCCAGTACCTGCCGAAGCCGGCCGACGTGGTGAAGATGCTGCACGGCTCCACCCAGGACACGGCCTTGCAGGCCTGGGCAAAGGTCGATCGCACGATCCGCAGCGTGGGCACCTGGGCGAGCGTAGCCTTTGACGACCCGCTCATCCACCGCGTGGTGCACGACATGGGCGGCTGGGCCACGCTGGGGCGCAAGGAAGAGCGGGAATGGCCGTTTCTCGCCAACGAGTTCGTGAACCGCTACCGCGGCTACCGGGGGCGCAGCGAGCGGCCCGAATACCCGCCCGTCCTGCTGGGCGATACGGACGCGCATAACGGGCGGATCGGCGCCGCAGCCAGCGCGCCGGTACTGGTCGGCGATGCGGCGCGCGCCGCTGCGGTCATGGCCGGGGGCGCATGCAGGCCGCTGGTGGAGTTCCATCGGCCGGAAGTGTTGGCGCTGGGGGCGCAGCCTCGCCAGGCCTTGCCGGCGGCGGCTCGGACTGATGAAGAAGTGGCGGTGCTGGCATGACGCGGATGACGGTTGAGCAATTGGCCGAGTACCGGCGTCTGCAAGCCCAGGACCTGGCGCGGAAGCGCTTCCAGGCCCTGGGCCGGCTGCCGAAGGCCAAGATGAACAACACCGAGAAAGCGTATTCCCTGCGCCTGGAGGCGATGCGCCAGCGCGGAGAGGTGCTGGGCTGGTTGTTCCATCCGATCCGGGTCCGGCTGGCCGATGCGACGTTCTACGAGGTGGACTTCCTGGTCCTGCACGCAGACATGCGGATTGCAATCCACGAGGTGAAGGGAGGGCATACGACGGACAAAGGCCAGCTCAAGATCAAGCTGTGCGCCGAGGTGCTGCCCTGGTTCGTGATCTACAAGGCCGTCAAGCAGCCAGAGAGGCTCGGGGGCGGCTGGAAATTGGAGGAGTACTGATGCATGGAACTGCGCAACAGATCTACCGCGCCCTTGGAGGGCGGCAGCGCGGCATATTCCTCAAGGCCTATGCCCGGCTCAACGGCGACGAGGCAGTCCGCGCCATCGATCCCGAATACGGCGTCCGAGCAATGGCGCAGGGAATGCGAAGCGAGGCATGTGCTGTCTCTGCCGTTCCCGATGCGCAGGCCGTACCTGGATCGGATCGGGAAGGTGCGGGGGGCGGCTGCCTTGAAGGAACTGGAGGGCGAGGTGCGGCGGCAGTATGGCCTGCGACCGCAGCCGGGGGCGCGCGATGCAGCTAAGTCGATCCCTCGCCCTGCTCAGGGGGCAAACGGCCGTAGCGCAAAAGGTATACGCAGTCCTGCCGGCCAAGCCGGGCACCGAGTACACGCCCGCGGATATCGCCCGTGAACTGAAAGGGACCACGGGGGCGGGGATGGACATCCACACAATGCGCGGCTGTCTGGCCCGCCTGGTGGATAGCGGATTGGTCCGAGAAGTTGTGCCGGGCAGGTTCCGGCGAGAGGAAGTAAAGGAGAAAGAAAGCATGAACGTACAGCGCATTGCCACGCCGGCTTTGTCATCCGGGTTGACGACAGCGAACGGATCGGCCGCCGGGTTCTCGCCGGGCGCGGTGGCGAACACGGGTAGGGAGCTGGCCCTGAAGGGCGAACCCCTGGAAGTAATCGGCGGCATTTCAGCCCGGCTGCGGGGCGAAGCCAAAGCGCTGCTCAAGATCGCGGACGAGCTGGACGCGGGGGCAATTGCAATGGCAGAACGAGCACAGAAGCTGACGGAGGAGGTTGCTACCGTTCGCCAGATCGCAACCCTGCTGAAGGGGCTGGGCTAGGCCCGGGGGCGCGATGGCTGACCGAATGGATGCGGATGCAGTTCTCTGGAATTGGGCGCGCTGGTGCTGGGCAGGCGCGCCGGTGGGCAACATGCTGCATTACGTGCCGGAGACGGAGGACTATTACCCGATTCATGCGGATCAGGCGCAGGCGGTCGAGCGTCTGCATCAGGCTCTACCGCGCCACGAGGCGATGATCATCATCGCCGAGTATCCGCAGCGTCATGAAAGATTCGCGGGGCTGGAGGCGCACCAGCGGCGCACAGCGGCCCTGCGCTGGATTGCCCAGGTGACGGGCAAGGCAATTTCGGCCACCGAATACAGGCTGTATCTGGGGCTTTTCAAGGACAAGGTGAAACGTGAAGTTTGCTAAGGAAATCATCGGGTTGATGGCTGCCTATCCAAAGCGCGATTTCAAGATGATCGAGCTGGTGCGGCACGCAACGGGGGCGCGGGAGCTGGGCCCACGCGAGCGCGAACGAGAGCGCAAGGCGGTTATGCGCGTTCTGGCGCAACTGGCGGATGCTGGCCATGTCTTGCGTCGGCCGACCCGCAGCGGGGTGCGCAATTCGCTCTGCTATCGCTGGAAAAGTGGGACATGAAGTCCTCGCAAAGTGGGACGTGATCTGGGACAATTCGTCCGTCCACAGGTGCGTCCACATGAAGCGCACCTGTCAACCCGCCAGATGCAAGTCGGCGGGTTTTTATTTTTTGCGCGGTGCCCGAGATGCCGAAAGGTCTGGACGAAGGGTGATGCCGCTACAGACTCTCCAGTGGGGCGCGCACCCAATACTGGGGAGTCCCTGGGTTCGAATCCCAGCCGCGCAACCTGCGGGCATGCTCATGGTGAGCCGCCGGCCTTCCAAGCCGCGCAGCGAGGGTTCGATTCCCTCTGCCCGCTCCACGAAAATGAAAGCCCCGATACGGATTCTCCGGCCGGGGCATTCTCCAACTGCTTACAGATCTATGTGTTTGGTGCCTGTGATTGAGATCGTGGGCGCCCCGGGAACTGCCGAGATTGTGCCGACCAACTTCAGGGCTTGACCTTCGAGGCGTCCCTTTACCGCAACCGTATAGTTTGGAACTTGGGGAATGAGCGGCGGAAAGGCTCTGTTGACATACCTAATTGTCAATTCGCCGCTCACTTCTCCACCCCGTTCCGTGACAGTGCCGATGTAGGTGCATGCGGCATCCCCTCCGAGGGCTTTGTCGCCATTAATGACGACTGCACCGCCGCCGTGGTTGCCGGGTACTTGAAAGACAACGTGCCAAAGGCCGTTCAGCATTTTTTTCTCCTGTTTGTTATTGCTTCTTGTAGCGAAGCGGCAACCACCGTATCCGATTTTCCTTACAGGTTTGTAAGGATTCGGTTTGCGGCCCTTTCATTAATGGAGCTCATATGTTTGGTGGACACGATCCCGAAAGCTGCCCCTTTACGCCCAAGCGTAAACGTGGCCTTGGCGGCCAGTAGCAAGACAGTCCTGTCGCTATGTAGTGCAGTCGTAGCTGGCCGGGCTCATGGCCCCGTAGGCCATAGGTAGAATCCTGCCGCCGCAACCAACGTCAGGCGTTCCACTCTCGCCATCGGGGCTGGCTTTGTTCGCACGAGGTAACCCAGTCTGCTAACTCTTGGATCATCGCCTGAGCTCTGGCCGCGTCAATTTCGCCCGAGTGGAGCTGGCCCCATATAAAGCGAAGAAAATCGCCAACCCGAACGGGATACTGAATGTTGTCCTGGTGGAAGTTGCCGATCAAATGAGGCGAACCGTCCGGCTCGCATGGCCCGCTGTGGGCCATGTGCTGAAGATCCCAACCGGTTTCGGTTTTAGTCAAACGGTAGGTGTCCGTGTGCCCCCAGCGGCGCGAAAACACTGCAAAAGAAAATTCCATGATTCTCTCCGGCCAATAGGCCAAGCAATGAAAGACGGCGGCGACAGCCGAGGAATCGCGAGTTCCCAAGCTGACAGCCGAAACACGGAGCAGGCCCGTGAACGACCCAAGGCCGCCCCACCTGTACAGGCGGGGGCCAGTTTACATGGATGCTCACAAGTGGCAAAACCGATCATTCCCTGGCTGGGTGGCAAGCGCCGCCTGGCCGACAAGATACTTCCCCATTTCCCCAAGCATTCCTGCTACGTCGAGCCCTTCGCCGGGGGCGCTGCGCTTCTCTTCGCAAGATCGGAGCCGGCCAAGGTGGAGGTGTTGAACGACATCAACGGCGACCTGGTCAACCTGTACCGCGTGGTGCAACACCACCTGGAAGAGTTCGTCCGCCAGTTCAAGTGGGCGCTGACCAGCCGGCAGATGTTCAAGTGGCAGAAGGAAACCCGCCCGGAGACCTTGACCGACATCCAGCGGGCGGCTCGCTTCTACTACCTGATGCAGAACTGCTTTAGCGGCAAGCTGGAGGGTATGACGTTCGGTACGGCGACCACTGCGCCGCCTGGGTTGAACCTGCTACGGCTAGAGGAAACGCTATCCGCCGCGCACCTTCGGCTCGCCCGCATCTACGTGGAGCAGTTACCCTGGCGGGATTGCGTGAAACGCTATGACAGGGCTCATACGCTGTTCTACATGGACCCGCCTTACTGGGGCACCGCTGGCTACGGCGTGGAGTTTGGCATTGAGGAATATGCCGCCATGGCCGAAGCTATGCGGACCATGAAGGGCCGCGCCCTGGTGAGCGTCAACGATCACCCGATGATGCGCGAAGTGTTTGCCGGCTTCCCCATGCAGGCACTGGACATCCGCTACACAGTGGGCGGCGGCGCAGGCGTACCCAGGGCGGAGCTAATAATTCAGAGCTGGCCTGCTATGGATGAGGCAGATCAGTGCTGAGTCAATGAAAATCCGCTAGGCGGTACGGTCGGGATATCGGCCAGCCTTGCCTTTGAGGTCAGGCGTGCTCCATCTCGCGTTCAGCGGCCATCGCGAGAAACGCTGAGCGGGAAAGGTGGCGCGCCTTGGCCTCCTCATCGATACGGTGAACCAGGTTCTCCGGCAGGCTGATATTGAGCCGTACGGCCTTCGTGTTGACCTTGGACAGGTCAATATCGACCATCATCCAATATCCGCCTTGATAGTCTTCGTCCTTGGCCCAGGCTTCAGGGGCGGACGGGGCGGGGATGCGCTCAGTCTCGCCGTAGAAGTGTGCTTCAACTGCTTCCTGGGCTGCGCGGGGAAGATCTTGGAGTTCGTCGGCGGCAGCAAAGCAGCCGGGAAAGTCAGGGAAGGACGCCCCGTAGGCGCTGTTTTCGTCCTTGTTGACGTGGATAGGGTAGAGCATTCGATTCTCCTGAATGGCCTGCTTATCGCAGGTCGGCCTGCTTAAGGATGCTGCGCTGTGTCGCTATCGGCAAATCCTTCTTGGGATGCGGCACTGTGACCTTGCCGGGCTTGGTCGGGTGCTTGAACTGGTGGTGTGAACCCACGGTGTGCACGTGGTACCAGCCGTCGGCTTTCAATTGCTTGATGAGGTCTGCGCTGTTCATGTGTGTAATTATACACACTACACAAGAATACACAACATTTATTTGCCTCCGCCACTTTGCCACTGTGAGCCCGGTGTAGGAGGTGACGCGGGGATTCGGCCATCGCGGCCGGCAGATGTTCAGTAGGTTCCGCCCGCGATGGGCGCGTGGGCTTGACGGGCTTACACGGTGCAAGCCTTACATCGTGTAAGCGCGAAAACGGCGCACAAGCATGATCGAAAATAAATCGATACGGCGAGGGCTTAAGCCGGGGGCCCCTAGGGAAATCGGTCCGGTAAGGGTAATTCGAACCCCGAACGCTCGCTAGTCACGGGCGTGCTAAGGGGGGGTAATGATAATTTCCGCCACCAAGCCACGATTGATGCGGACTTTCGGCTTCCGTTGAATGTGTTTCGCCGAGCATTTCCCTGGGCGGCGGGCTTATATCCGAGGGCTTTATGAAGCTGCGTCATCACTCGTCGATGGAGGAGGGTGTGGATTTCTTCGCCCAGGCGCAGCGACAGTTGCCTTATGCCACATCGCTGGCCCTGAACCGAGTGGGGCAGCACATCATGGATGCGCTGGTTCGCGTAACGGGCGAGGTGTTCGACCGCCCGACGCCGTACACGATGCGCGCCCTACGGCTGGCCCGCGCCACCAAGGACAACTTGGTCGCCACTGTCGAGTACCGCGACGGCGCAGGCAAGGGCCTCTCAGCGGACAAGTACCTGCCGCCTCACGTGCTGGGGGGCGGCCGGCGCCTCAAGCGCTCCGAGCGAGCGCTGGCTCGGGCCGGCCTGCCGACGGGCGCCTTTACGGTGCCGGCGGCGGGGGCCGAACTGGACGCTTACGGCAACATGTCCCGCGGCCAAATTGTGCGCCTGCTTTCCTACCTGCAGGCCTTCGGTGAGCAGGGCTATCGGGCGAACTCCACGTCTCGCAGCCGTGCTCGTACGGCGAAAGTTGGACGGACGGCCGACGGCTACAAGCGTATCAACGGAGTCCAGTACTTCGTCTCCCGCGGCAAAGGGTCTATGTCCGGCAATCGCGAGCAACGGCTGGCCGCGGGTGTGTGGCAGAAGAGCGGCACGCATGGGACGGACGTGAAACCCGTTTTGCTTGCAGTGGCCGAGCCGTCGTATGCGCAACGGTTCCCCTTTTACGAAACGGCCGAGGCGGTCTACGGCGAGCGCTACGACGCCGAGTTTTCCACCGCCCTAGACCTGGCGCTGTCTACCGCAAGATGATCGACCTAGACAAAAAGACGACCCAAGCCCGCTTCGGACAATTGGTCGGCATCACCCAGCCTGCCGTAAGCGGCTTGCTCATGCGCGGTGTCATGGTAGCGGGCGACACGCTGGGCAATTGGTTGCTTTCGTACTGCGGACACATTCGTGATATTGCGGCTGGCCGTCAGGCCGGGGCGGAGGATCGAACGCTCGATCCTGCGGAGGAAAAGGCGCGTCTCTATGCTGCGCAGGCGGACAAGGTCGAAATGGAGAACGCGGTCGCGCGCGGCGAGCTGGCTCCAGTCAGCGTGCTGGAGGACGTGCTCACGCGGGCTGGAACAAAGGTCAGCGCCGCCATGGACGCGATTCCGACGGCGCTGAAGCGTCGGCTGCCGAATCTGACTGATGCGGATCTGACCATCGTGCGGCGCGAGCTTGCCAAAGCCCGCAATGCGGTTGCATCCCTGTCGCTGGAGGACCTGGAGGCTGACGAAGAGAACGAGGGTGAGTAATGCTCGTAGAGTCCAATCGCGCCGCGGTCGCGCGCGCGCTGAGACGCGGGCTTGCATCCTTCGCCGCTCCGGAGCCCATGACCCTGCGCGAATGGGCCGAGCGCCATTTCTATCTGTCGGCGGAATCGTCCTATGTCGAGCAGCGCTGGGAGGCCTGGCCGTTTCAGCGGGCCATCCTCGCCTGCGTCGGCAGCGACGATGTGCACGAGGTTGACGTGATCAAGTCGGCCCGCGTCGGGTACACCAAGATCCTGCTGGCGGCGATCGGCTATTTTGCCGAACACAAGCGGCGCAATCAGGCGTTGTGGCAGCCGACCGACAGTGCGCGTGACGAGTTCGTCAAGACCGAACTGGAGCCGATGCTGCGGGACGTGACGGTCATGCATCCGATCTTTCCGACACGGCTGGCGCGGCACAAGGACAACACGCTGCTGGTGAAGAAGTTTCGCGGCAGTGTGCTGCATCTGCGCGGCGGCCGGTCGGGCGACAACTACCGGCGCCTGTCCATCGGCGTTGCCTTCTTGGATGAGTTCAGCTCGTTCGATTCGAACATCGACGGCGAAGGCGATCCCGGCCAGTTGGCAGCCAAGCGTCTCGAGGGCGCGACGTTCCCGAAGATGGTGGTCGGATCTACACCGAAGCTGAAAGAGACCTGCCTGATGGACAAGCGCGCAGCCGGCGCCGATGCGCGATACGCCTATCACATCACCTGCCCGCACTGCGACGAGCACCACGCATTGACCTGGGGCGGCAAGGACGAACCGCATGGTTTCAAGTGGGTCGACGGTGATCCGGAATCGGTGAAGCATCTGTGTCCGCACTGCGGCTGCCTCATCACACAGAGCGAGTACCTGGAGGCCTCGGAGTTTGGTTTCTGGTACGGCTCGGACGGCACAACCATTGACCGCGACGGGGTTTTCCGCTCCGCCAATGGTGAAGTGATCCCGGCCCATCGCCGCGTCGCGTTCCACGTTTGGACAGCCTACAGCCCCATGGTCAGCTGGGCCAAACTGGTACGCGAATTCCAGGAGGCCTACGCAAAAGCGAAGCTGGGCGACGACGAGCCCCTCAAGACCTTCTGGAATACCACCCTGGGCCAGGCCTGGGAAGGCGAAGTCGAGAAGATCGAAGCGGACGAGCTGAAGCGCCGAGCCGAGATCGAAGCCTACCGGCTTCCCGGATTGGCCGAGAACCTTGTTCCGATGGGGTGCGTGTTGCTGCTTGCCGGCTGCGACACGCAAGGCAATCGGGTGGAGGTCGGTGTCTGGGGCTTTGGCCGCGGCGGGGAAATGTGGACCGTCGACCACCAAATATTCCACGGGAACCCGGCAGAGGATGATGTCTGGTCCAACGTGGCGACCTACCTGTTCGAGCGGCGTTTCCAGCATGAAGGCGGCCAGCAGATGAGCATCTATGCCACGGCCATTGACAGCGGCGGTCACCACTCGAATGCGGTCTACGACTTCGCGCGCCGTAACAAGGCGCGCCGAGTTTTTGCCGTCCGCGGCCGCCCCTTCGGCGAGAAGGCCATCAAGGACGGTGCGGGCCAGGTGGATATTGACTGGCGAGGGAAGCGGATCAAGAAAGGCGTGATCCTGTGGCACGTCGGCACGAACCTAGCCAAGGACCTGCTGCATAGCCGCCTGGCCATCGAGACGCCGGGTCCCGGCTATGTACACCTGTCCGAGGACCTTTCGGACGAGTGGTTCCGCCAGTTCTCGGGTGAGGCACGGGTATCGCGAAAGACGGCCACAGGCGTTCGAACGCTGTGGACGGCGCTGCGGAAACGTGTCGAAGCACTGGACTGCGCGGTGTATGCACTGTGGGTGGCGGAGCATCTGAGCCTGTCTCGCAAGACAGAAGCCTGGTGGGACGCCATGGCGGAAAAGCTCGATGCACTACCACCACCGCGGGACGAGGAGGTTGACCCGCTGCCGCCCTCAACCAAACGGCAAGCCGCTCCTGGCAAGCCCGCGCCCACGGCGCCGGTGGCGCGGGCCGTGCCGGCGGTCAAACCGGCGCGCCGGCGAGTTGCGGCTTCCAGCTACCTCAGGGGACGCCGGTAGGCCGCAGAACAGAAACGAATAGGGCAAGTTCATGGCATACACCCAGGCGGACCTGGAAAGGTTGGATCGCGCGATAGCGAACAGCCAATTGGAGGTTCAGTACGACGGCAAGCGCGTGCGCTTTCGCAGTACGGACGAGTTGATGCGCGCCCGCGCCCATGTGGAGCGGGAACTGAGTAAAGGCAAAGGGCGCCCGCGGCAGTTCCGGTTGCGCAACGCCGGTAAGGGGATACGATGAACTATCTGAAGCATCGTGGTTCCGGCTTGCTGGTGCCGCGCCGGCTGAGCGCGCAGATGAGCAGCAGCTACGAAAGCGGCAGTGCCACCGGAAGCCGGGCGCGGAACTGGAATCCCTCGGGAGCGGGGCCGAACGCTGCCGCAACGCAGAACCTGGGCCTGCAGCGGCGTCGCGCGCGGGATGCCGTGCGTAACGATCCTTGGGCGCTCACCGCCACCACGCGCTGGGTGTCCAACGTGATCGGAACGGGGATTCAGCCGTACCCCAAACATCCGGACCCGGATGTCCGGCGCGCGCTGAAAGAGCTGTGGGCCGACTGGGTGCAGGAAGCCGACGCCGACGGCCGATTGGACTTCTACGGGATGCAGGCGCTGGCCGTACGGAGCATCTTTCAGGATGGCGAAACCCTCTTTCGTTTGCGGCCGCGACGGCCGCAGGACGGATTGTCCGTACCTCTGCAATTGCAGCAGATGGAAGGCGACCAACTGCCGGTCGAACGCTCACAGTCCTTGCCGAACGGCGGCGAGATCGTGAATGGCGTGGAATTCGACGTCATCGGACGCCGTGCTGCCTATCACCTATGGCGCCGCCATCCGGGCGAATTCGGCCGCGATGCAATGGGGCAAGAAACGGTCCGGGTGCCAGCCGAGCAGGTCATTCACGCCTACCCGATGCTGCGGCCGGGCCAGGTGCGGGGGGTGACTGCGCTGGCCACGGTGCTGCTGCGGCTGAAATCCATCGACAACCTGGACGATGCGGTGATGTACCGGCAAGAGGTGGCGAACCTTTTCGCCGGTTTCATCACGAAGCCGGACCCTGATGCTGACCCCCACAACCCGCTTACGGGTGAATCGGACGGGTACGAGGTCGATGACGATGGCACGCCGTTGGTCTCCATGGAGCCCGGCACGATGCAGGAGCTCGCACCGGGCGAGGCAGTAACGTTCTCCAGCCCGCCTGACGCTGGCAACAACTACGAAGGTTTCATGCGCCAGCAGTTGATGGGTGCGTTTGCCTCGGTCGGCGTGCCTTACGAGATTGCAACTGGCGACCTGCGCGGCATCAGCGACCGGACGCTGCGGGTGGTGGTCAACGAGTTCCACCGGCTCATCGAGCAATACCAGTGGCACTGTGTGATCCATCAGCTTTGCCGCCCTGTCTGGAATGCTTGGATTGACGCTCTGGCGCTCTCCGGCACGTTTCCCATGCCCGATTTCTACCGCCGCCGGCGCGAGTGGTTGCGCGTGCTGTGGGTGCCCCAAGGATGGCCGTACTTCAACCCCGTGCAGGATGTGCAGGCCGACAAGGAATCGGTGCGAAGCGGCTTTTCCAGCCGGTCGTCGATCATTCTCAAGAAGGGCGACGACCCGGACCACATTGCGGCGGAAATCCTCGCCGACAACGAAGCGGCCGACGCTGGGGGCTTCGTATTCGACAGCGACCCCCGGCGGACGACTAGCGCAGGCAAAGCAACCGTATCGGAGGGCGGCGGCGGCCCCGACTCTCTCAATCATTGAATGGAGCCAATATGGCAAAGAAGGCTTGGTATTCGATCTCCGCCAAGGCGCAGGGTGAGAAAAAGTCGGTCGAGATCCGAATCTACGACGAGATCGGATTCTGGGGAACCACTGCAGAGGCGTTCGCGGTAGAGCTGGACGCCGCGGCAGCCGAGGCCGCGGAGATCGTCGTCTCGCTGAATAGCCCCGGCGGTGATGTGTTCGATGCGTTCACCATCTACAACGCGCTGCGGCGTTATGCCGGGAAGGTGACCACTCGGGTGGATGGCGTTGCCGCATCCGCAGCCTCGCTGATTGCGATGGCGGGCGATCAGCTCATCATGCCCGAGAATGCCCAGCTGATGATCCATAACGCATGGGTCATCACCGGGGGCACAGCGGAGGACCTGCGGAAAACAGCGGACATGATGGACAAGATCCGCGATGGCGTTGTTGCCGCCTACGCTCGCAAGAGCGGGCTCGACGCGGAGCGGATCATCGAAATGATGGACGAGACGACGTGGATGTCGGCGCTCGAAGCCCAGGCGCTGGGCTTCTGCGACATGCTCGAGGAGCCGGTCCGATTGCAAATGTCGGATAGCGCCGCCGCGGTGCTGGAAAAACACAAGAATCTGCCCGAAGACGTGAAAGCCATGCTCAAGGCGCAGGAGGAAGGTGGCCCCGGGCCTGCGCCCGCACCGGAGCCGGAACCCGAACCCGCTCCCGAGCCCGAGCCCGAGCCCGCACCGGAGCCCGAGCCCAAGCCGGCTCCGGCTGCAGACGCACCGACGGCTTCTGCGCTGGCCGCTCGCGTCTATGCGTCCTGCAGGCAAGAAGGCATTCCCGAACTGGCCGAGGGCGTGCTGCTTACAGGCGCGCTGGACAGTATCGAACTGGCGGATCAGCGCGTGGCGCACGCCAAAGAGATCGCTGGTATCTGCCTGGCCGCCAAGCTGCCGGAGAAGGCCGCTGGGTTTGTCTCGGCGGGTCTCAGTGTCGAGCAAGTGCGCGCGCGCCTGTTCGATCAGCTTCTGGCCGGCGAGGCCGACTCGATCAATAACCGTCAACCCACCAATTCATCGGCCCCGAAGCAGAGCGGGCCGAATCCCCAGGCGATCTACGCCAAACGAAAAGCCCTCTCTGCCAACTAGGAGCCAGCACCATGCCCTTCATCCATCAACAGGCCCGGACGGCCGATTTCATCCTCTCCGAAGCTAACGGCCAACGCTCGCGCGAAAACGCGCTGCTCGCCGCCACCCTCGTCACGCTGGCCGCGGGCCAACTCCTCACGCTGGGGGGCGACGGCAAGTATGTCGTTTACTCCGGGCCGGGGGCAGACCCCGACGCACCGATCACCGCCGACGCCGTGCTGTACAGCAATGTCCCCGCGTCCGACGCGGATCAGCAAATCGTCGTCATCGCGCGTGACGCGGAGCTGGCCGGCGAACTTCTCGTCGGCGTGGACGCGCCCGCGCGCGTAGCCCTGGGGGCGGCCGGCATCATCGTTCGCTGATCCTCACCTATACAAATCCATCTTTCCAACATCTGCGGCCGCCTCCGGGCGGCCGATTCTATTTCTGGAGCCTTACATGGCCGATATCAATATCTTTCAAGACGAGAAATTCACGGTTTCCGCCTTGACCGCCGCCATCAACGAGCAGCAGAGCATCCCGGGCCGCATCGGCAAGCTGGGCCTTTACTCGGAAGAGGGCGTTTCGTCCACCGTCGTGCAAATCGAATACGACGGTCAGAAGCTGGGTCTGATCCCGGCCAAGCCCCGTGGCGGCGTCGGCGAATCCGTCATTCTGGCTGGCCGCAAGATGATTCCGTTCAACACCGTGCACTTGCCGGCACGTTCCACGATGCTGGCGGACGAGATCCAGGGCATCCGCGCGTTCGGGAGCCAATCGGAGCTGGAATCGGCCGAAGCGCGGGTCGCCAAGTACCAGAAGAAGCACCGCCAACAACTGGACCTGACGCACGAGTACCAGCGCGTCGGCGCCATCAAGGGGCTGATCCTGGATGCGGACGGCACTTCGGTGCTGCTGGACGTCTATCAGTCGTTCGGGATCGTGCAGCAGGAATTCGCCATGGACCTGACGAATGCCGGCACCATCGTTCGCCAGAAGTCGGACGATGTCGTGGACCTGATCGAGGATGAGCTGGGGGCGACGCCGACCAGCGGCGTTCGCGCGCTGTGCGGCAAGAACTTCTGGAAGACGCTGATCAACCACAAGAGCGTGCGCGAGACCTACCTGAATACCGCGCAGGCGGCCGAACTGCGGGGCAAGCCGGCCGACTCCTTCGAGATCGGCGGCATCACCTACGAACGCTACCGCGGCAAACTGGGTGGCAACCCCTTCATCGGCGACGAGGTGGCCTACGCCTTTCCCGATGGTGTGCCCGACTTCTTCATCACCCGTTTCGCGCCGGCCGACTATATGGAAACCGTCAATACCGACGGCCTGCCGTACTACACGCGGGTCGAGCCGCTGAAGTTCGGCAAGGGGCTCGAGATCGAAAGCCAGTCGAACCCGCTGCACCTGCCGACGCGCCCCAAAGCCATCATCAAACTGAAGATGGGTGCCTAAGGCCATGGAATGGGATAACTCCGTGTTTGATGATGCCTTCGACGCGGTGGGGCTGCGCGAGCCGGCGCTGCTGCTGGGCACGGAGCCTCCCGTTCCATTCAAGGTGCGGTTCGACCGCCCGCAGGTCATCGACGAAGGGGATCTGGTGCATTCGACCGACTATGAAATCGAGTACACCACTGCCGACGCACCCGGCCTGGTGTATCACAGCCAGGTGGAAATCGCAGGTATCCGCTACCGGGTCCGTCAGGAGCCTACGGCGGTGGGCGACGGATTCTGGTCGCGCGCGATGCTGGAGCGCCTGCCATGACTACCCTGGCAATGCAGTACGTCGAGGACCTGCGCGCCGCCCTCAAGGCGGCACCCGGCTTTCCCGCCGAGGTCGAATCCTCGCCGGTACGGGCAGTCGCCAGGGAAGCCCCGATGGTGATCTCCGTGCAGTTGGGCGGAGAGTCAGTGGAGAGCATCAACCCTCCACGCGTAACGCGCGTACGCGAGATCCACATCCTCGTTCACACGGCAGGCGACGACCATCAGGCCCTTGCCGAAAAGGTGTTCGAGCTGGCCCACCCAGTCGTTATGGCTTACGACGGCCCCAACGTGGTTGAAGTGCTCGAGTTTGGCACCGATGAGCCGAAGTATGTCAATGGCGACCTGCGGCGGCAGGTTGTGAACAAGCGGTATCGAATTACCTACCAAACCGACGAGCATGCTTTGGACCGGTAAGTTCCTGGAGAAATCATGAGCAAAATCAAGACGGTGGCCGACGAAGAGCAGATCGTGCCGGCCACCAGCGCGTCGGCGGCGCCGGCGCCTGTGTCCAGCGCTCCCGACGAGCACCACGGTCGCGGCGGCACCTATCTGCGCGATCCGGTTACCGGTGAGCGGGTCCTGGTTCAGCGGACCGCACCCTGCGCCAACTGCCAGGCCTGATAGGGCTGGCGCATCACAAATAGGCCCTGTCGGGGCCATCGTTTTTTGGAGCCCATGATGGCTAAGAAAACCCGAAAGTCCGTCGTGCTGGCCAAGCTGCAGGCCTCCGGCGGCACCGACGCCCAGCCCACGGGCGCCACCGACGCGGTGCTGGTCCGAAACCTGACCGCGACGCCTCTATCCGCCGAGTTCGTAGAGCGCGAACTGCTGCGACCCTATATGGGTAATTCCGGCCAGGTCGCCGTAACCCAGTACGCGCAACTGGAATTCGAAGTCGAATTGGCCGGCTCGGGCGCGCCCGGGACTGCACCCGGCTGGGGGCCGCTGTTGCGGGCCAGCGGATTCGCCGAGACGATCACCGAAGCCACGGACGTTCGCTACCTGCCCGTGTCCGATGACTTCGAGCTGATTACCCTGCACTACTTCCTGGACGGACTGTTCCACAAGATCGTGGACGCCCGCGGAACCGTGGCGATCGACCTGACCGCCAAAAGCATTCCGGTGTTGCGCTATCGCTTCATGGGGGCATACCAGCCCATCACCGATGGCGCGATGCCGGCGGGGGTGAACTTCGAAGCCTTCCAGATCCCGAAGGCGGTGAACAAGGCAAACACTCCCGTCTGGTCGCTGGGCACCTACACGGGGTGCCTGCAGTCCATGTCGTTCGATATCGCGAACCAACTGGTATGGCGCACGCTCATCGGCTGCGAGGGGGCCGAGATCACGGACCGCAAGCCGACCGGAAAGCTGTCCCTCGAGCTGCCGCGCATCGCCGACCTGAACTGGCCGGACATGGTCCTTTCCGGCGCGGGTTCCCCGCTGTCGATCACCCATGGCGTGGCCGCGGGCCACATGGTGCAGATCAACGCGAAGGCGTCCCAGCTGACCAACCCGACGTATTCCGACCAGGACGGCGTGGCGATGCTCAACCTAAATATGAACATCAACCCCGGCGCCGTCGGCAACGACGAGCTGGAGATCGTCGTCAAGTAGCCCCGCTAGATCGGGAACCCCCTCCCGCCATTCCACCACGCCCGGCCCATGCCGGGCGTTTTCTATTCTGGAGAGATCTCATGTCCTTCGTCGCAACGCGTCGCCCGATCGCGGCCTTCCCGCTGAGCATCATTGTCAATGGTGCGAATGGCGATCCCGTCACGATCGAGTTCGTCGCGCAATACCACCGGCATTCCCCGGAACAACTGGCCGATCTGCGGGACGGCATGGCGAACAATGTTCGAGCCGCCCAGGGCTTGGACCCGATCGTCCGGCCCGGCGGGCATGCGCCCGCCTATCCCTACAACAGCGACATCGAGTTCATCAAAGACAAGATGGCCGGCTGGCTCGGGGTCAGGGACGCCATGGGTGATTCGATCCCCTTCGGCGAGGATTCGTTGAAGCGCGTGCTGGAGGACTGGCCGGAACTGGTCGTCCCCTTGCACAACGGCTTCTTTTCCGCCCATGAAGGGGCCAAGCAAAAAAACTAATCGAGGCCGCCAAGTACTGGGCTAGTGGAGCGCAGTCATCGGGCGATGACTTCGACGCTGATGACGAGGTGCTGGCGGCACTGCGGGCGGCCGGCGCGCCGCAGGAAGTACTCGAAGCAGCCAGGCCGGCCCGTGAGCAGCAGGCGATGGCCTTCGAGGTATGGCCGGAGAACTGGGCAACGCTGGAAGCGTTCCTTGCGCTCGGGCGGTGCTGGACCTGGGTTGCGCCCGCCATGGGGGACCCCGTGCGGGTCGGCATACCGACGGCCGAAATTGAATCGACGTTGCGTTTGCTTCGGGTGAAGCGGCGCGCCCGTCGCGAAATCTTCATGGAGCTCAGGGCGATGGAGCAGGCCGCCATTGAGATCTTTGACAGTAAGGGATAGGCGCAACGCCGAATATCGGAAATGACGGAAAAGACTCTTGGCGTTCGGCTCACCGGCGACGAGGCGGACCTGCTGCGCGCGTTCGGCGCGGGCAGCGCCGCTTCGGCTCAGTTCGCCGCCAAGACCGAGACCGCGCTTGGACGTGCAGCCGCGGCCGCGGAGCGCATGGGCGCGTCCTCGTCTCAAATGTCGGTGTCGGTGAACGCCGCTTCCGCGGGTGCCCAGGCCTACGCGACGGCCGGCGACCGCTTTCTGCAAAGCCTTGAGCGCCAGGCGCAGGCCATCGGGAAGACCCGCTCCGAACTGCTGGAGCTGCGCGCGGCTGAGCTGGGCGTGGCTGGTCAGGCAGCGCCTCTGATCGGGCAGATGAGGGCGCAGGAGGCCGCGCTGAACGCTGGGTCTGCGGCGTTGAACAAGCACGGTAAGACCGCTGGGGAGACGGCCGCGGCTATGCGCGGTGTTCCCGCACAGATCACGGACATTGTCGTATCGCTGCAGAGCGGTCAGCAGCCGATGACCGTCATGCTGCAGCAGGGCGGGCAGCTCAAAGATATGTTCGGCGGCATCGTGCCCGCGGCGCGCGCGCTCGGCTCGACGCTGATGGCCATGGTGAACCCGTACACGCTGGTAGCGGGTGCTGCGGTGGCGCTTGGCATAGCGGCATACCAAGGCCACGAAGAGACCGAACGATTCAATCGGACGATCAGGCTCACCGGCAACTACGCCGGCGTCACAGCGGGCGGCATCCGGGAGATGTCGGCGGCTGTCGCGCAGTTGGGTGGCGGTGGTCTGGGCAAGGCGCGCCAAGCGGTGGAATCGTTGGTTGCGACGGGCCAGATCTCGAAGGACACAATTTCGAACCTGGGCGCCACGATGGTGGAGCTGCAGCGGGTGTCCGGCCAATCCATGGATGATATTTCCAAGGATTTTGCAAGGATGCCGGAAGGCGTCACGAAGTGGGCGGAAGAGCACAACCGCTCCATGAACTTCATGACGCTCGCCCAGTGGGACTACATCCGGTCATTGGAGGAGGCTGGCAACCGCGAAGCGGCGATGCAGGCTACTTCACAGGCGTTGCACGACTACCTCGGTACAGAGGCCGCCCAGCGTGTGGGCGTGCTGGAACGCGCATGGCGTGGCCTTAAAGGGGAGATCTCCGGCGCCTGGGAGGCGATGAAGGCGTTTGGCCGCGACGCCACGCTGGACGATCAGATCCGGGAGGTTGAGGATCGCATCCGGAAGCGTGAACAACGCTTGGAGCGTGGGGCGCTCACTGATGTAAATCGCCGCCGGACGGAGATGAATCTGGCGTCGGATCGAGCCGAGCTTTCGTCGCTCCGGGACCAGAAAGGTGTAGAAGACGCCACCGCGCAAGTCAAAGGCCTGAACGCGGGGGCGCAAAAGGCTGCAATCGAGGCCAGGAAAGAGCTTTTGAAGCTTGGCCTGGCTGCAGACAAAGGAAAGCAGCGCGAAGATGCGCTGAAGCAGCTGGATTCCTGGGTTACTGAGATCAAGAAAGTAAGTCCCAATGATCCAGACATCGAGCCACAGAAAATTGAGGCGCTAAAGGCTCACCTCCGGAAGCAGTTTGAAGACAAGGGCGCTAGCGCTGCCGCCCAGAATGGAATTTCCGCCCAGTTGGCCGCAATGCAGGCGCAGGCGCGGCTGCGCGAGGAGGCGCTACGGCAGGAAAACACGCGCCTGGAGGGTGAGCGCGCCCGCGGCCTGCTGTCCGAAGAGCAGTTCATCCACAGGCGTGCCGAGGCTCAGCGCGCTGCATTGCAGGACGAGCTCGAGCTTGCCCGCAGGCAGGCCGAGATCGCCGGCGGCAAGAAGCAGTTGGCCGAGCGGGAACGCTACCTCGGCCGGGTAAAGGAGCTGGAGGCCCAGATCGTGCGATCGCACGAGCAAGAGGCCACGGACATCGAGAAGTACCAGGAGAAGATCCGGGGGGCATTGCGGACCACCCAGCTCGACATCCAGAACTACCAGGAATCGCGCGATCTGCAGGCTAGCCGGCAGATCAATGCGATGACCCTCGGGGCGAATGACCGCGCGTTGGTCGATTCGATCAATCAGGCGCAAGACCGCTTCCGGCGAATCCGTGACGGCTTCACGGACAAGATGTTGCGCGAGGGCGGCGCGGGAGCGCTGGACTCGGAGCAATACCAGCAGGGCATTGCTGAAATCGACGCTGCCATGCTGGCTCAGGTTGAGCGTGAGCGCGGTTACATGCAGCAGCGCGTCGCTCTCCAGGCCGACTGGAAGAATGGCGCGCTGCTGGCCGTCAACGAGTGGGTCGACGGCGCGGCCAACCTGATGGGCCAGTCCCAGCAAGTCTTTTCAACCCTCTTTTCGGGTATGGAGAACATGGTCGCGTCGTTCGCGACCACCGGGAAGGCGAACTTCGCAGATTTCACCAGAAGCGTACTCGCTGATCTCGCAAAAATCGCCGCCCGTCAAGCGATGATGGGATTGGTCACGTCGGTGGCCGGAAGCTTGTTCACGATGGCTTCCGGTGCGGCATGGGGGACGGAGAAAATTGCCAGCGACGTGCAGGCCTCGGGCGGTGATGGCATCGGATCCCTCATCGCATCGAATGGGTGGGTTGCGAACGCCAAGGGCAATGTCTACACGTCGCCCAGCCTCTCCACGTACTCCAACGGCGTCTACGACACCCCGCAGGTATTTGCGTTTGCGAAAGGTGCGGGCGTTTTCGCTGAAGCCGGGCCCGAGGCAATTATGCCGCTGCAGCGCGCCTCGGACGGAAGTCTGGGGGTTAGAGCTCAGATTCCCAACTGGCAGGGCCAGTCACAGGGTGGTTCGGGCGCGGCAGAAATCAACATCATCACCACCATCACGATTGCTGATGGGGCCACTACGCAACAGACGAACGACGGTGCCGGAGCGGAGCAGTCGGCGAAGCAATTGGGCGATCTGGTGGTGGCTCAGGTGCGGTCCACCATCGCGAACGAACTGCGATACGGCGGACTGCTTTACCACACGATGAGGAGGAGCTAGCGATGGAGACGTTTACCTGGCTCCCGAGGACCAAGGCCAAGGGCAAAGTCGGGTTCAACACGTTGAGCGCCCAGTTCAACGATGGGTATGCGCAGTTCGCGCAGGATGGAATCAATGCTCGTACCGAATCCTGGCCGCTGGAGTTCTTTGGCAAGGAATCCGAAATCAAGCCGATCAAGGAATTTCTTGACCGACATGGAGATTGGAAGCGGTTTCTTTGGGCGCCGCCTATGGGCCGCGAGTCGCCATTCCGGATGCGCGGGGGATACGAACTCGTCCCCTTGGGAGGTGGTTGGTACACGCTTTCGGTGACCTTCGCCATGCATCCAGGATAGGCGAGTAGGACTCAGGGCAGGCGTCGGGTCACTGGAAATGCAGGAGCATTCTTATGAGGGATACGTGGCAAATAATTGTAACGGTTCGTGGCTCACTTCGAACGAGGTAATGCCGTGATCGCGAATCCACTTATTACGGCTATTAGCAATGCTGGTCAGGACGTGGTTCTGTCTCAGACTGGGCAGCTCGCAATGAACATCTCGGCGAGCGCGGTGGCGGAGCAAGCGCGCATCGAGCAGGGATTCCGGAATAGCGATACCAGTTTCTTGCTGCCGCCGCTTGCCCCTCGGCTGCTGCCTGCTGGGGATTGCCACTGCATCCGCCCGCCCCGGGCTTCGAGATTCGGTGGCCGCCGGAATGGATGGAATACGCAATGACGATCTACGCTGATATTCAGCGCCTGGATGTCGGTGAACTCGTCGATCTCTTCGAGATCGACTTGACGGCATTGGGTGGGGAGCGACTGCGGTTCCACGGCTATCTGCAGGTTGGCTCAATATACTTCGACGGCCAGGAGTACGAGCCATGGCCTATTCAGGTCGAAGGCTTGGGGCAGACCTACGATGGCCCGCAGCCGACTCCGACTCTTTCGGTGTCCAACTTGGGCAGCGATGTAAACGGGGATGCGGTGCCCGGGTTCGTGTCTGCCTTATGCCTGCAGTTTCAGGACATGGTAGGTGCAACCGTGACGGTCCGGCGCACCTTGGGCCGTTACCTGGACCCCGCGAACTTCCCGGACGGCAACCCGGACGCTGATCCGACGCAGCAGTTGGCGCCGCAGCGATGGGAGATCGAGTGCCGGCAGGACGAAGATGATTCGGTGGTGTCCTTCGAGTTGGCCAATGTCATGGACGCCGAAGGCGTGCAGATTCCCGATCTGACGGTGCAAGCAAGTATCTGCCCGTGGGTGCGCAAAGGAGGCTACCGAGGCCCGTACTGCGGCTATACCGGTGCGGCAATGTTCGACCTGGACGACAACCCCACGACCGACCCTGCGAAAGACCGATGCCCGGGGCGCCTGTCATCCTGTAGGCTCCGCGCGGCCGGTTTTCCCGACCAGGTCATCAATTTCTCAGGCTGTCCCGCGGCCGACAGGATCCGAGCATGATTGGCAAAGCGATTATCAAGGCCATGCAGGCGCATGCCGAGAGGGAGTATCCGCGCGAATCGTGCGGTTTTTTGATCCTGAATGACGCCGGCGAGACCGAGTACCTTCCCCAGGTCAACCACAGCACAAAGCCTGGTGATCAGTTCGTCATTAAGCCCGAGTGCGCTATGGCGGCTGAGGAACACGGAAAGCTTCTGGCGGTGGTGCATTCCCATCCCGATGGGCCGGAGGGCCCTTCCCCCGGTGATCAGATCGCCTGCAACGCCGGTTCGCTGCCCTGGTACATCATTCCAGTGTTTCTCGAAGAGGGCGTTCCACGATCCCGAAACGTAATCGGGATTGCGCCCAAACAAACGGCCGTGCCCCTGATGGGCCGGCCGTTTTTACATGGGGTCCTGGATTGCTACAGCCTGGGCCGGGATTGGTTCATGCGCGAACGCGGCGTGGTTCTACCCGATCACCCGCGCGCTGACGAATGGTGGGCCAGAGGCGAGAACCTGTACGTCGACAACCTGGCTCGCGACGGCTGGCGCGTTCTGGCTGAAGGCGAGGCCCTTCAACCCGGGGACATGATCCTGATGCAGATCGGGTCCGACGTTCCCAATCACGCCGCTTTCTATATGGGAAGCGAGCAGCTTTCCGAGGGGCCAACGATGTACCCCTTGAATGAAGCAATCATCCATCACTTCTATGGGCGCCCTTCGGAGCGCGTGCTCTATGGCGGCATGTGGAAGCACTGCACCGCCATGGTCGCCCGCCATGAATCACAGGAAAAATGATCATGAGCATGCTCGCGAGAGTTGACGAAGAGGCCGTCCGCACCGTGCTGTTGTATGGCCGGCTGGGCGAGTTGTTCGGTCGCAAGCATCGACTGGTCGTAACCAGCGTGGGCGAGGTGATCCGTGCGTTGGGCGAACTGATTCCCGGCTTCAAGAAGTACATGACGCAGGCTGCCGCTGATAAGCAGGAATTCGCCTGCCTGCACGGCACGCGCCGTATCGGGCCCGACCGTCTCAAGGATTGGCTGGATGACGAAGATCCTATTCGCATCGCGCCAATTGTCAAAGGAAATAAGCGTGGGGGCTTGTTCCAGATCGTGCTCGGCGCGGTCTTGGTGGTGGCCGCCGTAGCCTCTCAACAGTGGAGCGTGGCGGCTGCATTTGCGGCCAAGGGCGCTGCTGGAACTGCCGCTTGGATGGGGGCCGCTATGGTTTTGAGTGGCGCTGCGGCAGCGTTATCCGCGACACCGTCGAGTCTGTCTGGTGGTGATCCGCCGGACAACAAGGCGTCGTACGGGTTTAACGGCCCGGTAAATGCACCGGCGCAGGGAAACCCCTTTCCGGTCGGGTATTCGGATGCTGACGGATTTTTCTGGGCCGGCAGTGTGGTTATTGCGCAGGGCATTTATTCCGAGGACAGGCAGTAATGACCGAAGTCAAGCATCACGAAGCCGGCGTGGTCGGCTACGGTGGTAAAGGCGGCGGAGGCGGGCGAGTTGCCAAGGAGGCGCCGGATAGCCTGCACAGCACGCAGTTCGCACGGATCTTGGACGCGATCAGCGTGGGGCCCACGGGCGGCCTCTTCAGCGGTGAAGAGTTCGGACTACGGGACATCTTTCTGAATGGCACGCCAGTGCAGAACGCGGACGGTTCCATGAACTGGCCCGGCGTAGAAGTCCATTTCCGCCGTGGCACGCAGAATCAGGATCCGATACCGGGATTCCCGGGCGCCGAGAACACGGTGGCCGTGGGCTTCCAGTTGAAGACCAGCGCTCCCTGGACGCAGCAAATTACGGGCGATGAACATGATGCTGTTCGCATCACGCTTTCCACTGACCGTCTGACCGAGCAGAACACCAAGAACGGTGATCTGAACGGCTACTTCATCGACTACGCCATCGAGCGCCAGGTGAGCGGTGGCGAGTGGGAGACGGTGCTTACGGCTTCGATGCGTGGCAAGACCACGAAGCGCTACACGCGTACCCATCGTATCGAACTGCCGCTGCGCAGCGGACCTTGGAACATTCGCGTTCGTCGCAACTCGCCGGATTCCACGGGCCAGCATATCGCCAGCAATCTGTACGTGGATGCCTACACCACCGTGACGGATCAGCGCCTGCGCTATCCGATGATTTCACTGGTCGGCTACAAGATTCCGGCGGAACTGTTTTCCAGCATCCCGGCGCGTGCAGTGCGTTCGAAGGGGCGGGAAATCCGCATTCCGTCGAACTACAACCCGGTCACGCGTACTTATGCCGGAACCTGGGACGGCTCGTTCAAGCTGGGCGTGTCGTCGAACCCCGTGTGGGTGCTGCTGGACGTGATCTTGTCTGATGTGTTCGGGCTCGGCCAGCGCATCAACCTGGGCATGATCGACCGCTGGTCGCTGTATAGCATCGCGCGCTATTGTGACGAGATGGTGCCGGACGGCCTGGGCGGAATGGAGCCGCGATTCCGCGCCGTGGGTCAGATCGCCACGCGTGAGGATGCAAGCAAGTTGCTGCAGGACTTGGCGAGCATCTTTCGCGGGGCGGCGTTCGCCGCCAACGGCACGGTGGTCACGGTGGCTGATATGCCTGCGCAGCCGGTGTATACGTATAGCCGTGCAAACGTGAAAGGGAAGTTCCGCTACACGGGAACGCGCCGCCGCAAGCGCTTCACCGTGGCACAAGTGACCTACAACAATCAGGAGGACTTCGGGCGCCAGAAAGTGGAGTCCGTGGAAGATTTTGAAGGCCTGGCGCGCTATGGCGTTCGTGAAACCAAGCTGTTGGCATTCATGTGCCCCAGCCGCGGCCAAGCGCATCGCCTTGGGAGCTGGACGCTTCTGACTGCCCGGGAGCAGACGCGCGGTTTGAGGTTCCGTGTGGGGCTCGAGTACGCGGTGGTCATGCCGGGGTCCGTGGTGGAGATCGCGGACAACGTGCTTGCTGGGGCGATGATTGGCGGGCGCGTTGCGTCGGTCGTGTCGCAGTCGGAGTTGACGCTGGACCGCCGCGCGCGGGTCAAACCTGGCGACATGCTGACTGTCAACCTGCCTACCGGCATGTGCGAGACGCGGCGGGTGAACGGCGTGGAGTTCCTGGAGAACGCTGTCAAGCTCACCGTGGATGCGTTCAGCGAACAGCCGAACCCGGAGGCGGGGTGGAGCGTGTCGGCGAACGACCTGAAGCCGCAACTGTTCCGTGTTACAGGACTGGCCCATACCGGGCCTATGGAGGTCGAAATCACCGCGCTCCAGGAAATCCCTGGCAAGCATGAGGCGGTCGATTTCGGTACGAAGCTGGATCCGCTGCCGACGACCATCATTCCCAGCCGAGAAATGGGGATGCCCACAAACGTCCGAATCGCAAGCAACACCAGCGTCGACCAGGGCGCAGCGGTCCACACCATGCGCATTGAGTGGGATGGGTCAAAGGACGCCAGCGCCTATTCTGTCCAGTGGCGCCGGGATAATTCGGATTGGATCGCTTTGCCGGATACGTCTTTGGAGTCTGCGGAGGTTCCGGGAATTCGTGCCGGTACGTACCAGGCTCGCGTTCAGGCCATCAGCGCGCTCGACGTGCGTTCTGGCTGGGGCGTTTCCGAGTTCACTGCGCTGCAGGGCACGCTGGAGCCGCCGCCGGTCCTCGCGTATCTGCGTACGGTGTCCCGCCTTTATGGAATCGGCTTGGAATGGGGGTTCCCGGAAACCATTAGCCCGCTGCGTCGGACCGAAATCTACTGGTCGCCGGCGCCAGACTTCTCGCAAGCCACGCTGCTATCGGAGATCTCGTTTCCGACTTCGCAGCTGGAATTGCCGGGGCTCAAGGCCGGATCTGAATTTTGGTTTTGGGGGCGTTTGGTGGATTCGCTCGGCGAGAAGGGCGACTTTTTCCCCATTTCTGGCGACGGCGTTCACGGGATCACGATCACCGATCCCACCGAGTACCTGGAGGCTATCAAGGACGAAGTGCTGTCGTCGGAAGTCGGACGCCAGCTGCTGGCCGACATCGAAAACCTCAATCAGTCCATCGCGGAGATAGATGCCGAACTGGCCACTCAAGGCCTGGCAATGAGCGAGCAGGCCCGCAAGCTGATCGACCTGACCGAGGAGCTGCGGCTTGAGGCCGTTGCGCGTTCACAGGGCGATCAGGCGAACGCTGCGGCAATCAGCGCTGAAGCGGCTGAACGCAAGTTGCAGGCTGACGCTAACGCAGCCGCGTTGGGCGCTCGGGTCGACGCCTTGCAAGCGGAGGTTGCAAGCCTGGTCGGCACTCCGGCCTGGGAGGACGGCAAGGCATACCCCGCAGGGGTCGTTGTTTCCTGGCAAGGTGGCCTATACCGCGCCAAGCAGGAAGTGCGGCCTGGGGTGACGCCTGGCGACACCGGATACTGGGACAAGATCGGCAACTACGACTCTCTCGCGGAAGCTGTGGGCGACCTGACCGGACGCATGGCCGCCGTGGAGGTTGTGACGGCCGGCAATGTCCAGAAGATCAGTCAACTGGAGGTCGTGCAGGGCGAGCAGGCAGCCGCCATTACGGACGTGCAGCAGGTCCAGGCTGGGCACGCCACGCGCATGGCGACCATCGAGTCCAAACAGGGGGAGCAGGCGAGCAAGATCCATAGCCTGGAAACCGTGACGGCTGATACGGCTCAGACCTTGCAAAACGTGGTTGTCCAGCAAGGCGATATGCAGAGCGCCATCAGCACGCTGCAAACCGTGACGGCCGACATGGCCAGCCGCTTCGATACGCTCAGCACCAAAGTGGACGGGCAGGAGAGCAGCATCAGTACGCTGCAAACCACCCAAGCGGGCCAAGCCCAGCGGATCACCACGCTGGAGGCAAATCAAGGCGATCAGGCGTCCAAGATCGAAACGATCGAGGACATACAGGAGAGTCAGGCACTGCGCATGACCAGCTTGGAAACCAAGCAGGGGCAGGATGCCAGCAAGATCCAGAATCTGGAGACCACCACCGCTAACTTGGCTAGCCGCACCAGCTCCCTGGAAACCACCCAAGGCGAGCAGGCGAGCAGTATCTCCACCATTCAGCAGACCCAGGCGAATCAGGCCACGCAGATCAACACGCTGCGAACGGATGTAAACGGGAATGCTAGCGAGATTTCCTCGCTAAAGACCACCACCGACGGTCTGGTTCAGCTGAGCAATTCTATGTCCACGACTATCGGCCAGAATACGGCCGCGATTCGTGCAGAAGAGCAGGCTCGGGTCAGCGCGGATGACGCGCTGACGCTACGCATCAACCAGACCAACACGGCGGTCGGCCAGAATACGGCGCGCATTGGCCAGGAGGAGCAGGCGCGCGCTACCGAGGACGCCGTGCTTGCCCAGCGTATTACCCGGATGGAGGCCGGGCAGCTGGAAAGCTTCGATACCGAGCGCGCATGGAACTTCGACACCAGCACTGAAGGATGGGTGCCTTACGGAACGAATCCCGGTAACGATCTGACCTGGGTTGGCGAAAGTCCGTACTACATTCGAAATACGCAGAAACCCAATGCACCGTCGCTACTCGGACGCGCCGACAGTGGCTATTTGCCTATTTCGGAGAGATTCGACGGAAAACTGAATAACATTATTCGGGTTCGAATTCGGTTTCGAAATAAAAGCGTTCGGCAGCATTTGATTTGCTACGTTGCCATCAACAACGCCGCGTCTCCCGGGACACAATTCTTAAATGTGCCGATCAATAGTGAAAGTACCGATTGGCAGATCGTAGATTTCGATTTGAACGAATTTCCGGGTGGTGTGCCTACCGCGACGAATATTTCGCGTATTGTCATTGGCGATACGCGGGATTCTCAAAACGGACCTTTTGATATCGACTTTGTAGCGGTTGGACGTTACGGCGCTCCGCTATCGCATGCTCTTCTCCAGCAGGAGGCACGTGCGCGGGCCGATGCTGATGGTGCCCTGGCGCAGACGGTGGACACTCTGCGCACGACCACGGCCGCCGAGGACGCGCGGCTGGATGCAGCCGTCAAGGCCGAGGCGCAAGCGCGGACCACTGCCGTTGATGCGCAGGCCCAGCGCATCACGCAGCTCAAGGCCGAGTACAACGTGCAGGCCAACGGTGAGAACCTGATTCGCGACCCGTATTGGGATGCGCCTCAGATTCACTGGTCTGGTTCGCTTGCCAACAGGTTCAGCAAACGGACGCTGCCGCTCAACAACCAGAACGACGGCAACGGATATCCCTTCGTTGCCTCGATCACCGCGAGCGGCGGCGCGGCAAACGCTTTCGTTGGCGACCTCATAACCCGGCGTGATGCGTCGGAGAATCCCGGCGTGTTTGCAGGGCAACCCATTGAGGGAGGGAAAACCTACACGTTCAGTGGCAAGGTCGCGCTCAACAACAACGATTCTGTGGGCGTCGTTCAAGTTCGATGCCAGTTTTTCGACGCAAACGGCGATCAGGTTTCCGATCCCATTCTTGCGACTGCAGACCTGTCCGCGCAAGGTGTCTGGCCCTGGTCTGCGACCTTTACGGCGCCGGGCTCGGCGGCATCGTTCAGGTTCCGGTATCGGTTCATCTACGGGCCGCAGGGCGGTGACTTCCGCGTCACCAACATGGGGCTGTTCGCCACGCGCATGCAGCTGCAGTCCGTGTCCGAGGCCAGCAACGCCGCGGACATTCGCACCGAGCAGACCGCGCGCGCCAGCGCGGATACGGCGCTGGGCCAGCGGATCGATACGGTAACGTCTCGCGTAGGAACGGTGGAAACCTCCGTTGCAACGCAGGCCAATACCCTCGCGACGTTGGATGGCCGGGTTTCCAGTAATTGGACGGTTCGCGTTCAGGCCAACAATGCCGGCCGCAAGTACCTGGCCGGCATCGGCGTGGGCATCCAGTCCGATGGCAACGGCGGTACGGTGGATTCGTACATCACCATGATCGCGGACCGCCTGGTTCTGCTCACTTCGGTGAACGGCACCCTGTCGTCGCCTTTCTCAGTGGTCAACGGACAGACGTTCATCAACGATGCATTCATCCGGAACGCATCGATCACCACGGCCAAGATTGGGGACGCGCAGATCACCGGCGCCAAGATCGGGAACGCGCAGATCTGGAGCGGGCATATCGCCAATGCCCAGATCCTCAACGGGCACATCGAAAATGCGCAGATCAGCACCGCCAAGATCGGTATTGCCCAGATCGACACCTTGCGCATCGCCAACGGCGCTGTGGTGGGCGGCGCATCTGGATCGTGGAATACCGAGTTCGGTTCGTCGGGAAATATGCAGGTGCCGATTGGCAACGTTCCTCTTTACCTCCCCTATGGAGGCACGCTGCTTGTGTTCATTCAGGCGAAAACTGCCGGCGGCGCATGGGGGCAGGCTGGTTCAGCCTTCGGTAGGTTCCCCACGCTGATTGCCAGCATTAACGGAAACCCTCTCATCCTGAATGCGACCCCTTCGGGATGGAAGAATCCCAACGGCGGGGACATGAATACCATCGCTGATGGGTTCTCCTATGTTTATGGGCCAGTCGGCCCCGGCGCATACTCGCTTTTCATGGATGTGTACCGGCCCACTAATGGCACGGCGACGTATGCGGTTTCTGCCGCCCTCCTTGGTTTCCAAAGGTAATCATCATGAGCTTTGAAGGCGTCAACTACAAGAACTACGAAGACGTGCAACTCGGGCACCCATTCAGGACCAAATCCGGATACGTCGGCTACTTCGATCCGGATACGCTCCTGATGACCGGTTGGGTCAATTGCCAGGGCTTCATGGTGGCGCGGGGATACCAAAAGGACGGCGTGCCGTTCATCGGTATCAGCGGCCCGATGGAGGCCCAGGACTTCATGGTTGATCCAATCGCCATGACGTTTGTGGAGCGCCCTGATATGGGGGTTGAGCTGGCCGGCGGAATCCTTAGCGGGGTTCCGCTGGATGCAGCTCTATGCGTGAATGGTGCCTACTACGCCGTGACGGATTCCACTATCAAGTTGGAGGCCCCGCCCGGCAAGGTCCTGCACATCTCAGTGGAGAAACACCCGTACAAGACTTTTCGAGGAGTTTATGCAAGTCCTGAGCTTTGATATGGAGTATGACAAGCGCCGCGAACGCGAGTACCCGAAGATCGGGGATCAGGTCGACGCCATCATGAAGCTGGCGAACCACTTGCGCCAGCAGGGCGCCGAGCTTCCGACCGAGGTTTGCGAATGGGTCGACAAATGCCTGGAGGTGAAGCGCCGGCATCCGAAGCAAGCTGACAGTAACCCACCCGCCTAGAGCGGGCAATTTTTTGGAGTACGGATAGATGGCAGAACCTGCAAGCACAGGTGTTGTGGCGGCAGCGGCCGCGGGCGTGACGCTCGCCGGCCTGCTGCCTGGGATTGATGGCAATGCTCTCATCGGGGCGTTTGCCGGGGCGTCCCTTTTCGTCGTGTCGCGCAAGGAGGGTGGCTTGCTGTCGCGCGGTATCTACTGGGCCATCTCATTCGTGATCGGCTACCTGGCCGCGCCGGACGTGGTGGCGCTGACGCCGATCAAGGAAACCGCCATCGCGGCCTTCGGTGCGGCGGCGCTGGTCGTCACTATCGCTCTGGCGGCAATCGAGCGCATCAAGACGTTCGATTTCACCGCGGTCTTCAAGAAAGGGGGCTGATATGCATCCTGCCGAAATGATCAGCATGGGCCACCAGCATCTGGTGGCCCTTTTGTTTGTGGTGGCGAATTTCGCGTCGGCGGCGCGGCTGCTGCTGTATCGCCGGAAGGGCGCGCGGTTCCGGCGGGGAATGTCCTGGCTGGCCTACCTGCTCATCGTTGGCACTGGCGGGCAAGCCTTGGATGTTCTCGTGCGCCACGAGCCTGTCACGGTATGGCAGGCGGTGGTAGCCGTACTGATAGCCGTGCTGGTTTATCGCGCCCAGGGGAACGTGGCGTGCATTGTGAGGATCAATTCATGACGCTGAAAGAGATTATCGCAGGGGCTATCAACCCCGCGCTGGCGCTGCTTCCGGCCAATATGGACACGCCTGCGGCGCGCGTCCAGATGCTGGCTACCGGTCTGCAAGAAAGTCGCTTTGTGGACCGCCGCCAACTGGTCGGCAGCCCGCCGCGACCGACTGGCCCCGCCAAGAGCTTCTGGCAGGCGGAGCGGGGCGGCGGCATGGTACATGGCGTTCGGCTGCACGCGGCTACGAGCGCCGCGGCCGCGCACCTCTACCAGGTCCGGGGTGTGCCCGCGCGCGATGCCGCAATTTGGGACGCCATCGAGCATGACGACGTGCTGGCAGCAGGCCTGGCTCGTCTGCTGCTGTGGAGCGACCCGGGCCGGCTTCCGCTTGTGGGTGACGAAGAGGGCGCCTGGCGGTTGTATCTGCGCACCTGGCGGCCCGGTGCTTACGACCGCGGCACGCCCGCCCAGCGCGCGGAGCTTCGCGCCAAGTGGGGCCGCAACTATGCCCAGGCCGTTGCTGAGGTGGGAGGTGGAAATGCTGCCGTGGCTTGAACGTATCAAGGGGTGGATCTTGCTGGCCGGCCTGGCGCTGGCTGCGCTGGCCAGCGTTTTCTACCGAGGGCGGGCTACGGGCCGACAGGCCGAGCGCCAGGAACGGCAGGAGCAGATCAACGAACAGGCGGCAAAGGCTCGCCAGGAGGTGCGCGATGTGCAGCAGGAGACGGCTCGGATGGACGATGATGCTGTTGCTGATGAGCTTGAGCGTGATTGGGTGCGCGGCTCCGGCCCGCGTGGGCGTTGAGTATTGCGATCACGCGCAGCCAATTTACTTTGAGTCCCAGGAACAAGTTCGGGCTACTCCGCCGCCGATTCGACGGCAAGCTTTGGCGGAAAACAAGAAGTGGGCTCGTCTTTGCGAGACCTCGCGGCTGTAGCCTTTGGTTGGGGATGATTTAGGCACGGCACATGCGGACCGCAATAGGCATGTACCGCGGCACGGGACCGCGACAGACGGGGACTACGATGGAGCGCGACGAGCTTTTGGTGCAGATGATTAGCAGGTCGGCGGAGCTTAGGAATTTCGGGGACTGGGTGGATATCCTGGGGAAGTACGCCGACTGCCTTGCTCAGGTGGGTACAAAGTTGGCGCCGGACGAAATGGAGCGGTTTCTGAATGTCGGTGCGACGTTTTACCGAACATTGGCGCGTGCGGAGGACTATCGTCTCAATACACTGCCGAGTCCCAGAGGCTAG